TCTGTTGAGGCGGTCGTGTGAGAAACAAACTGGTCTAATAATGCTGTGTTCATAATGTTCCTTATTCGTGCTTATTGGTACTAATTTAATTCTCTTTCGAGAACATAAAAACATAGTAACACCTCACAAGTAAAAATAACAAGCGATAAACCTGTTTTGTCTATTAAACTTTCTTATAGGATTGAGTAGGTTCTTTTAAAAAACTAATCAGTCAGTAATTTAATAAAATATTACTTGTGAGGTGTTACTATTAAATATAGATACATTCATGCAAAGGACAAAATCATGATTAGTTTACGTACATTGGATAAATTCATTGAAGAAAACTCCGGGCTGGTATCAGACCGGCCAGATCGGACCAGTCATCCGGTTAAGTCAGGCGTTGACCGGGACGCAAGGGCAAAACAGTATTTAGATGCGATCAGAGATGGTCGTGTCTCGCTAGATTTCCATGATGGCGAGTGTTTTATGGGGTCGTTGTCTGATCCTGGTATTTTGTATCAGGTTAGCTATTTTGAGTGTAGCTGCCCCGACCACGTTTATAACAAGCAGGTCTGCTCTCACATGAGGGCTTTTAGGCAATTAAACAGTGGGTTAGATTCCTTGTCTGACTCCACCCTGGAAAAACTAGCTAATCAAGCTAGAGCTGATTTAGGATTTTAGAGGATAAAACGATGACTAAAACAGCCTATTCAAAAAAAGAAGTAGTAAATCACTATTTCACAGACTCGTGTCCCATGGATGATTCCTTTGTTTTATTAACCGGGGAATCTGAATACCGATTAGGACAGTGGACTGAGAAAGAGATGGAAAAAATGATGAGAGATGGCAAAGTATCTAATTACATAACGTTTGAACACGTTCTTGGAGCCATTTCAGAAGTGAAAAATTTTTTAACACCCGCCCAACTGCAACGGGTAGCGGACGAAATAGAAGATTTTTAGGTTGCCCACACACCCGGACCTTTCCGGGTATTCCCTCACCATACTAAAAGGAAATAAAATGATTAAACAAAACAACGACCAAGAATCTCTCCTGATTTACTTCATGGCATTCATGGAGTTGTCACAGGAGTTAGAAAAAGAGATTGGCGATGATGTCGCTTTTGTCTTTGAAAAGACCATTGAAGATGGCAAAAAGAAAGTTAACAAATTGACCAAGCAACAAAGGTCTAATCTGCTTTCTTTTGCTAAGGAAAGTTTAACCGACCTCTCCACAGATGCTACGTGGGATATGTGGACAGGCGGAATACACAACAGCAATTAAACCAATGAAAAAATTTTTAGTGCCAGGACTTCTTTTATTAGCAAGTCCTGCTTCTGCAATAGAAATAATCAAATGTTCTGACCCTGTTTTCAGAACAAAGGTAGGCAATACAATTAGCTACCCGCCTATCTCTCGTCGGAGTTGTATTTGTACCGATAAGGGTACTTTTTGTCAGGCAGGAGGATCGCCTATTCCTGATACCAATGTTTATGCTAATTGCTTTGAATTAGATGGCGAATATAGCGGTAATACGTGTGTTATCAGAAGTGATGACGGGAAAGGGGTTGTTTTATTTATTAAAGAGAGAGGAACTGAACATGGAAAAACAAAATAATCTATTGACGATGGAAACGGACGATGGTTTTATGAGCCTTGACTCTAGTGCCATCAGATTTATCTTTTGGCAGAACAAAGAAGAGGGGACAGGTGAACCGTATGTCCGATTGATTTTATCTGACGGCATGATAATTGATGTTGATTACAAAAAAGACACAAATATCAATTTTTTCAATAAATTGTTTCCAGGTGAAACATGGGCTTTCTGGGTTCCCGGACCATTGAATTTATCAAACGCAGGAGACATAAAATGACACACCAAGAAGACGAAACTTTAACCGCAGAACAGATTGAAGTCAGGCAAGGAGACAGAACGGCTAAAATTATCACAGATAAGCTAATAAAATTACCGGCAGAACATCAGGCAATCATCCGACTCCTATTAAAAACCTGCACTTACGGCCAAATCAACGATATTTACAGCGTATTAGATGCTGTCATTGTTCTGGCTAGGGCGGATTCAGACCCTAAGACGCACGGACCGACAATCTCGAAATTATCAAGATTACTAAATAGTAAAAATACTTGATCTTAGTATGAATATCTACCAACTTGACCACGACTGGCAACAAATACAGGACCAATTAGAAGAGCTAGACGGTTCCGACTTAACCCCTGAGTTAGAAGAACAAATAATCTCCCTCCTAGCAGAATCAGACACCCTCTCCAATGAGTGGCAGAATAAACTTGACGGGTATTGCAAGTTAATCGCTATGCTTTCATACCAAGCGGAGACTCGCAGGTCTGAGGCATTAAGATTGACCAAATTAACCCGGTCTGACGACAACAAAGTGGACCGACTAAAAGAAATAGTGAAAGACTCTCTTTTACTCCGTGGCCAAACGAAAGTTAAGACTAAACTTTTCAATCTGTCCATCTGTAAGAATGGTGGGAAAGCCCCGTTAATCTTGCCCGATAATGTGGACGTATTACCTCCTGAGTTTGTCCAAACATTCAGAGAACCAATGAAAGATGAGATAAGAACGGCGTTAGAGAATGGGGACACGATAGAGGGATGTTACCTGGGAGAAAAAGGGGACCACTTGAGGATCAAATAATCCTGAAGTTATTATCTGAATCGCCTTTGCGATAGATTTACGGATTAGGAATAAACTTTTTATTATTATTAATTAACAAAGACTTATTGGCCAAAAAGTATATTAACAAAAGGGGCTAGTAAATCTTTGTTAATTTTTTTAATCTTTTTTGGTGAGATTTGTTATAGTAAAAAGGTACAGGTTTTAAGTCATAAAAAAAGCCCCAGGCGTACAAAACCGGGACTTAGACTTAAACCATTAAGGCCGCCTAACAATGCTTACCCGTTAGCGACCTTAATCAATAAAATTCATTTGTAGTTACATGATAGCAATAAAAAGTATTTTTTTCAAGACTACCGAACCAATCCTTGCAAATAAGGGGGTGAGGTAATGTCACAGTTTATCCCTCTCAACAAAAAGAACGGTGGCTGTCCAGTTTGTGGAGATACAAGCGGGGGATGCAGAGGGTTTCAGGATTCAAACGAAATCCTATGTATGAAGTCCGATGGCGATGTCCCTGGTTGGTCAACTAGTAGTAAACCTAAATCAGGGCTATGGAAAAAGTATTGGCCAGAGAAAACGAACTGGCAAAACAAAAATTATTCTAAAAATGATCGGGTAATCCACACCCAAAGAGTAACGTCCCAGGAAAAACAGGAGCCAAAAGCCAAGGCTCCAGAAATATTATCTGCTGACCAACGGGACAAGGAATATAAAAAGGCATTCTCTCAGATGTCCCTAGACGATGCTAGTCACTCCGATTTGATTGGCCGTGGTTTATCTGATGAGTTTATTAAAGGTTTTAATTTCAAGTCTGTTGGTGACTCCCGCCAAAATAAAACCAGGTTTTCTCAATCGGTTAATAAAAACTTGCCCGGTGTCACTTATGATGGCCGGTCAATTTATTGTGGAGCGGGTGAAGACGGGTATATTATTCCTGCTCTGGACGCTGACGGGCGGATGGTTGGTTTCCAAAAAAGAATATTAGGCATAAAAGAAGGAAATAAATATAAATGGGCTAGTAATTCTAAGACTAAGGAATTTGATGAACTACCTTTGCAACACGCAATCGTTAACCACGAACCCGGTCAAATACTTTATGTGAGCGAGGCTATCCTTAAATCGCTCATAGCATCAGTGAGATTTGGTATTAATGTGATCGGTGCTTCTGGTGGGATGTTTGATGCTAGTAAAAAAACTTTTATTCACGCTGTAAATATTCTCAAACCAAGTCAGATAGTTTTATGTCCTGACGCTGCCACCAAATCTAATCCTAATGTTCTGAGAGAATACAGAAAACTTAATCACTTAGTCAAAGCCCTTGGCTACAGCTTGATGGCGTTAGATTGGGGACAAGGTTTTTCTAAGGAATTTAAAGACATTGACGAAATAGAATCTATTGACGATGCCAAGGTAATAGCCTATTCATCATGGGATTGCTTGGCTGATTTTGACGCATATCAAGATACTCAAAATCTTGACCCGAATGACTGGAAAAACAAGAAAACTATTTACTCTCATTCTGCGTGGATGGGGTACAAAAAATATACTCCAGACATTTCTATTAATGTAGAAAAGTGTCCTGATATATTTGTCGATACCAAAAACAAAAACAAGGCTGTAGGATTCCCTGATTATGGTCAAGGTATTGGCTTAAAACTCCACACGGGACAAGGTAAAACCACAGGAATTGTCAGGCAATTAATGAATAAGTATGAAGGGATGGGTGCGATTTACCTACCTAGTCGTAATAGCTTAGGGGAACAGTTCATCAAAGATTGTGATGCTTATTGTGATGAACACGAGCTAAGTAATCAGAATCGGTTTTATATGTTGAAAGATGTGGCAGGAGTGAAAGGTTATAGTTTTACTTCTGACCTAGAATCAAGATTAGTATTATGTCCTGATTCATTAGATAAATTCCAGCCGAAAGATTTTGACGGGCGGGTTTTAATTCTTGATGAGTGCGAGTCGGAGATGCACCATACTTTAGGTGGTGAAACTCTAGGGGAACGTCAGCAACATATTATCGAATTAAAGAGAGAATTATTACAAAGATGTCATTGTATTATTATCGCCGATGCTAACTTAACTGATGCCACGGTAGATTGCATAGAAGAGATTAGTGGCAAGAGTATTACAAAGATTTATAACAATAAATTACCAGCCAGACCTAAAGTTAACTTTTATGATGGCGTTGGTAGTCACTCCCAAAAGTTATTAGCACAAGTCTTTAAAGAGGATTTCCCTTGGATTATGAGTGATTCACAGAATGAGTGTGAATCTATTGCCCAATGTGGATTACGACACGATAAGAATTATTTGCGGATTGACTCTGAGACAATTAATGATTCAGACAACCCTGACCAGCTGAAATGGATCAGAGCTTTTTTATCTAACCCTGAAGTAGTTGATCTTCCTGATTTTCCCTATGACGGGATTATCTCTAGTCCGTGTATTGAATCTGGTTTATCTTCTGTCTCTAAGAGGTTTACTGGTGTTTACGAGTTCATCAAACACCTAGAATCAATGTACTCATCCCAAATGATTATGCGGGCAAGAAATATTGATTGTCCCAGGCATTTAGCTATTGTTGAGTATGTTTCATCTAGGGACTATGACTCTAATCTTAATAGTGCTTTTGACCGCCAATTATTAAATAATTTGGCCGAAACTTACAGGCTAGGGATGCAACAATTTCAGGATGATTTACCTGGTCAAAGAGATATTTTAGTGGAGCGATTAAAACATTTAGTAGAGGGGACGTTTGATTCTCCTGAAACTAAATTATTTATGAAGTACCAGGCGATCAAAAACTATGAACGCCAGCACCTAAAAGAATGTTTATTAGAAGTATTGCAAAACTCTGGCTTTGAAATTGTTTATGCTGAATTGCCTGACGAGAAAGTAAAAGGGTACAGACAAGACAAAAGAGATGTAAAAGAGGCTAAATCTGAGGCTATTTATCAAGCCCCGCCTATCACTCAAGAGGCTTATGAATCATTATGTAAAAGAAGTGATTTAGACAAAAAAGAACGAGCCAAAAAAGAAAAATATAGATTAATCCAAACATTACCTGGTATTGATTGTAATGATGAAGAAACAGGAGAGATTTACTGGAGTACCAGCTTAATTACTCATATTAAATTCAAACATCCCTTATCTCTGCAACAAGCTGAGTTAAGAACATTAACGGGCATCCCTGAGTTGGCTAAGAAACGTAGTGCCAAGGGATGGGAAAAAGTATTAAACCTGAAAAATAAACCTAAGTTCTTAGGCAATTTTAGAGATAAGCACCCGATGGTATCTACTCTAATCCGGTTGGGGATACCTGAATTACTTGCCTCCTACGTCGAAAAGGAAACAGAATATCATCACGAATCACCAGAGATAGTAAGCCTCTGGCAACGATGGGATAAAAAAGCGGCTCTACTAACTAAGGTTGACCGAGGTGCTAGTCCTACTACCTTAATCAAGAGGTTAGCGACTAAATTGGGTTACAAACCATTTGAATCATCCCAAGATGAGGAAAGGAGATACTTTAAATTATCTGATGAATTTGCCGATGGTTTTGGGGCAGTCATTTTTAAATATGTCAAAAATGGCCTAACTACTCAACTAGAAAAATGGACAGAAAACCACAAAACGGACCAGGATATTAGGGAAGAAAATTGTATAAACGGATGCCAAAACAGCCAAACTAGACAAGGTGAAAATCAGCCTGAACAGGTATCGTTCACGCACCCACCTGAATCGCTAAACGATAATCAGGCGGTGGGTTTCAGAGATGACAGAAAATGCTTTATAGATCATAATAAGCAAATAAATAATGATAATAATTTACCTCATGGCCATAATAATTATCATTCATCTACTGCCGTTGTGGACATAACGCCTAATTCTTCAGTCCCGTCCCAAAATCAATCAGAAATATATACACAAATAACCCATAAATTATCAGACGAATATAAACCTTGCTACCCGCTGCCAAACTGGATCGGTGCTGAAATCTATTACGAGGGGGTTAAATACACCGCCAAGAGGTTTATAGGGGTGTCTCTGTTGTTTGTTAATGCAGAAGACTACTGGAGCATTTCCTATAATTTTGTCAATGGCATGGTGCGGATATACAAAGAATTTAATAATTCTTAGCGTTAAAATACGGTTAACCGTGATATAATCAGAAAATCATACAAAGGACAAAACGTTATGACAGATATTTCACTCGACCAAATTCAGGCAATCACTCAACTAGACGAGTCGTTACCTGAATTGATTGGGATAAAAAAAGAGTACATCGAGTACCAAGAAAAAAGATATAAGTTCGCATACCAATTACCCTACTCATCGGTGAATTGGTACAAAAACAGAGGGGAAATACTAGCTGTCAATGTCGAGACAGGCGTTGCATCTCTACTACCCAAAAGAGAACCTACTTCAATCATTGACGACGGTTTGACACTGCTTCGTGGATTGATTGGTGGTGAGTTTGGGGATGATTATGATTTGGCTACGGTCAAGATATTAATGCGGAATTTTGACGAAGTGAAACCCGCTATCTGGAGCCGATTAACTCCAGAAGAGAAAAAGAAAATCAGTCAGCTACCCAAAGAATCGGTCAGGATAGAAAAAGATGTTTTGGTCGTTGACACGGAGTTATCTGGAGTTATTTCGCCCATAGGGATTGACGATAATTTAAAGAACGTCAAAACTATTAATTATCAGGGTAAAGTTTTTGCTCGGTACGGACAAGGAGTATTTACTGAGTTTGCGGACGAGAAAGAAACTCAGACTATTCTCCTAGACATCCTAGAGAATAAAATCTGTGTATGTGATTACTTACCACTGCCACCGAAAAGACGACCTAAGACTAAAACAATAAAACAGCCTAAAGCGACAATCAAAAAAGAAGTAGTGAAGGAGAAAAAAGAACCTGCAAAGAAACTACCAAAGCCAAAGACTGCGGATCAGATTGCCTTATTTGAGTCATACAAATACGAAAAAAATTAACACCTAGTAAGCAAGAACTAGATGTTAACCGTTAGCCAAAGAGTCAAATCTGATGAAACAACGCAAACCCTTCCCCAATAACCGGGGAAATACTGATAAAAATTCTTCTATATTCCTCTAATTATAACACACTAGGAGCTTTTGTAAATGTTAGTAAATGGTCAAGAATGTAGAGTGATTACGGTACGGGCAAATCTAAATAATATCGTTTCTTTCTACGCTCCTATGGCGTGGAAAACCAATGACATCACTGGGATAAATTACTCTATCAAAGGTGACTTTCCTCACTCTCGCACCCAGAGTTTTACTGGTTTTGTGGTGCATCAAGATATTAAATATCCGGTGACGGGAACTAAAGATATTAATGGGAATATTTATTTTTATTTGATGCCACAGTATGCAGAGAATCATTACGACGGGACGAGAATATAATGCAACTAACCCTAGACCTAAACATCCCCACAGCAAAACCCACTTTAAAACCATTCCTAAAGTGGGTAGGTGGCAAGAGACAATTAATCAATCAAATAATTCCACATCTCCCCAAAACATTCAATAACTATTACGAACCATTCATCGGCGGCGGTGCGTTGCTATTCCATCTACTACCAAAGCAAGCGATGATAAGCGACATCAATCACGAGTTAATAACTGTTTACCAATGCGTGAAAAAAGATTACATTGCGGTAGTGAATTTACTTAAGTGTTTTAGATATGATTTTGATTTTTTCTCAGAAATAAGAGGATGGGATAAAGAAAAAGATTATATTAAAAAGTATTCTCCAGAAGAAAGGGCGGCTAGATTTATTTACATTAATAAATGTGGTTTCAATGGGTTGTGGCGAGTAAATAAAAACGGTGAATGCAATGTTTCATTTGGGCGTTACATCAACCCGGATTTTATTTGTGAGCAAACACTCGAAGAATGTAGCGAGTATTTGCAGAATATAAATATCTATCAGGGTGATTTCGAGACGACAATACAAGACGCTGGAATAAATGATTTTATTTATCTTGATCCACCGTATGACCCGGTTTCTGTTACATCTAATTTTGTTGGCTACTCTCAAAATGGATTCACAAAAGACGACCAAATCAGACTAAAAACGGCGATAGAGCAACTCACCCGCAAAGGTGCTAAAATCATGGTGAGTAATAACTTTACTCCATTCATTTCAGACTTGTATAAAGACTATAACCAACATACTTTATTAGCCAATAGGAATGTAAATTCTAATAGCGAAAAAAGAGGTGTTGTACCAGAAATTTTAATCACCAATTATTGAGGTTATGACAATAATTTCTACGTTTGAAGAACATCTAACAGCCTATCCTGTTTTTTACAGAACATACTCCAGAAGAAACAATGACAGTAGAGAAAACTGGCTAGATGTATGCCAGAGAACAACACAAGGACTGGCTAAATTAGGACAATTATCCTTAGCCGAAGCTGAGTTAATTTATAACCAACAAAAAGAATTAAAAGCACTTACGTCAGGTCGCTATCTTTGGGTAGGTGGCACGGATTGGGCAGAAAAGCCAGATAATTTCCCAGGGGTTTACAACTGCTCCTCCACTATTATTGATTCATGGGAAGCGTTCGCTTTAGTGATGGATGTAACCATGATGGGTTGTGGTGCTGGGGCGGTAGTAGAGCCTAAATATATTAATCAATTACCAAAGATTATTAACTCAATTAATCTCAGAATATCTAAAGCAATAGGGACCCAGCAAAAGGAATTAAGACAAGAAAACTCGTCCTTAGTTGCTGGTCAAAATGAGATAACTATTATCTGTGGTGATAGTAGAAAAGGCTGGGTTGATGCTTACCGGATGCTATTAGAGTTGTCATCTGATGATACTTATGGGGCGTTTGGTCACCTAATTAATGTGAATATTGATTTAAGCAATGTTAGACCGGCGGGTGAAAGATTAAATGGGTTTGGGGGAATTTCTAATCCTATTTTACTTGCTGATACCTTTATCAATTGTGCCAGTGTTTTAAATAAAGCAGTTGGTCGCCAATTAAACTCTGTTGAGTGTTGTTTATTAATTGATATTTCTGCTAAAGCGATCGTGGCAGGGAACGTGAGGCGAAGTGCCGGCATGAAACAGGGATGTCAATACGACAAAACATTTGAAACAGCCAAGGATAATTTATGGCAACAAACCCCAAATGGCAAATGGTTTATTGATCCAGAACGTGACGCTTTACGGATGAGTAACCATACCAGAGTATTCCACCAAAAACCGACCAAACAAGAATGTATTGATGCGGTAAGAAAACAATACTATTCCGGCGAGGGTGCTATTCAGTGGGTGGGTGAATCTATTGCTAGAGCTAATATTGATGTCATTGATAAACTAGGTACTAATGGGAAAAAATTAGTATTAGAGGCACACCAAAACGGCACACTCAAAGAATTAATCAAAGAAACATTAGGAGATATATCGGACAAGGAAATAGAACACCGATTGGCACGCTATGGATTAAACCCATGCTTGACCGCCGATAATTGGGTGTTAACTTCAGAAGGACCTAAACAAGTTAAAGAGTTGATAGACGACCAATTTACCGCAATAGTCAACGGTAAAGAACACTTATCAAATGAAGAAGGGTTCTGGTTATCAGGAGTTAAAAAGACTTTTAAAATAACCACAGAAGAAGGTTTTAGTATTGAGCTAACAGATGACCACAAATTACAAACTCCTGATGGCGAATGGGTAAAGGCGGGGATGCTGTTATTAGGCGATGAATTATTATTGAATAATCATAAAGGATATGTAGATAATGAATCCTTAGAGTGGTTGATGGAAAATGTTTTCACCAATAATTCAGAGTTAAACCTTGAGGACAAAAAGATAGTTGTCGATCATCCTAATAGGGAGTTTTTAGAGAAAGCACAACGTCATCTGATTTGGTTGGGAGTATATTCTTTCATTGGTCCTAGTGGTATTCCTGATATGTTGCGATTAGCTATTGTTTCAGAGGATCGGGATACATTAAGAGAGTTGATGACCTGGTATTTCCAACCAGAGGATGAGAACAAAATACCTTTTTCTGATGACATCATGAAAGCTACGGTAAAAGAGATTATTCCTACTGGAGAAAAACCTGTCTATGATTGCTCCATACCAGGGCTAAACTACTTTGATTGTAACGGGTTCATCGCCCATAATTGCGGTGAAATCATCATGAGTAATAACTTCTGTAACTTAGCAGAAGTACATTTAAACCAGATAGACCCCGAAGATATTGAGGCACAGGAAAAAGCATTTAAAGCTGCCGCTATTTCTGTTGCCACACTTTTAAATCATGAGTTTACTGTGGAGAGATACCAATATAGCAGGGAAATTGATCCGATTGTCGGGGTGAGTTTTACCGGGTTATTTGATTTCTTTGTTAATGCTTTTGGTGTGGATTGGCTTAAATGGTGGGAAGCTGGACGACCTGATTATTACAGAATAGAAGTCCGTGTATTAGGCGGGTTGTCGGTAAGGAATGCCGCTGTTTATTTCAAGGAAAAAGAACAGGAGTTTTTAGACCATTGGAAGAATATTGTGCATGAGACTATTTGGGAGTATTGTGATCGGCATAAATTACGTCGCCCTAATCGGTGTACAACAGTCCAGCCTAGCGGATCCAAGTCTTTACTAACAGGTGCTTCACCCGGTTGGCATCCCCCTAAATCTCAGAGGTTCATCAGAAGAATTACATTTAGACGTGATGACCCGGTTGCTTTAGCCTGTATTGATTATGGATATAATGTTATTCCATCGCAATCAGATAAAGATGAGAATGGTCATTTACTCAATGATCCGTATGATCCGAGATGTACTGAGTGGTTAGTGGAGATACCAGTTGAGGTGTGTTGGGCTAATTTACCGGGTGCAGATCAAATTGATATTCATAACTTCACTGCCTTAGCTCAATTTGACTTCTATATGCAAGTACAACAACATTATGTAACTCATAACACTTCCGCAACATTGGAATTTAGAGAGAATGAAATTGAGTTATTAGGGGAGAGAATATTCAAGGCAATTGATGAGGATGAGGGTTATATTTCATCAGCTTTATTAGCTCGGTTTGACGACCTTCAGACGTTCCCTAGATTGCCGTTTGAGCCGATAGATAAGGAAACACATGATCGGTTGGTACGGGAGATGTTAGAACGTCGTAAAAATGATGATTTTCATGAGGCACTCAGAAAGTATGACTTTGGGGAAATGTTTGAGGCGGGTCCCGCTGGTTGCGATAGTGATAAGTGTTTAATTGGTAGTAGTAAATAAAACAAAACCCCTGAGTTAAATCGTCAGGGGTTTTGTTTTAAGTATTTACATCCATATACTCACTACCTTGAGCGAACATCTTGTAATCACATGGATTGCGTGGTGCTTGCCCTATCCACATAAACCCGTCATACCAAACTAAGAAGTAAACCCACTCGCCACACCATGCTGTCATTTTAGAGTCTTCATCTATATCTGGTCTATCCAATTCTTCATCAGTTAGATGGTGAATTAGGTCATCCATTTATAACCATCAGTATCTAGTCTTTCTTGTAATGATTGTCTTAGGGATTGACACCTAGCATTAATTATCTTTTTGATTTCCATCGACTAACTACTCCACTTAGTATTTTTCGGGTCATCATCAGGATTTCTCCTACTAGAATAAATATACGGATTAACTTCAAATTCCCAGCCGGGCGTGTATATCCAATCACCACACCATGCCGTCCAGTTTTCATCATTACAATTAACTTCTTTATCTAGCACTTCTATTGGTAGAGTACAAATAATTTCCTTGCCAGTGTCGCCTTTTTCTGCCACAGCTTCATTTATTAATTCTCTCCAGGTCATATCTCTTGGTTCTTTAGTCATTGTTCTTTTGTCCTTTGTATTTGTTACAATACAGCCATTATACCACACCAAAAACATGACAGGAAAACTAATAATATTTGAAGGACTAGACGGCTCCGGCAAGTCAACCCAAATAATCCTATTAAAACAATATTTAATAAATAAATTAAAATGCGATCCATCCCAAATAATAACTACATCAGCTCCAAGTAAAACCGACGTAGGTATAAAGTTAAAGAACATCCTAATAGACGAACCTAATTTAAACCCTGTCGCTCAATTGTTGTTATTCATAGCAGATCATTCTCACCATGTAGAATCACTAATTAAACCGGCATTGGCAGAAGGGAAAATAGTCTTGTGTGATAGGTTCATTGATTCGACAATTTCTTATCATGAATTTGGTTATGAAGTTGACCCTAGATTAATCGCTAGAATACCAGAGTTTATCAGGCCGATATTAATAAATCATGTCTTTTATTTAGATGCTTCTGTGGAAATGTGTATGGAGCGAATGAAAGGCAGGGAGCAAGATAGATTAGATAAATTAGGGATAGACTTTTATCGGCGGGTAAAAGAAGGGTTTGACTTTCTTTATCAATCACCAAATAATGTTAGCAAGATAAACGCAGATCGCCCTATGGAGTTAGTGCAAAAAGATATTGAGATAGAGATAGATAAAATCTTTTAACCAATCTATAAACTGTTACTGACAGTGATAGATTTGCCTATTATTATGACTACAATAGAGATAATTGGAGGATATAACTATGGATGAAGATAGACTGTCAGGCAGGATACAGATCGCAACTAAATCAACATCTGATTTAGTCAACAGCCTTGGTTCGTTTAAACATATAGCTCATACTATATTTTTAGTGGGTGGAGTTGTCTCCATCGGGTTACTTGGCTGGGGTGGATATAAGTATATTGATGCTTATATCAGACCGCCTATCAACATTGATAATACCGATTTACTGGCTGAATCAACAGACGGCCTTTGTTCCTTCTACAAAAAGGGTGAAGGCAATTATCTTGTGGAGTATTTTAAGGGGTTTGATAATGCAATCGGGGGGAATATTTATGTGATGGCTAAGTTTAGTACATATCCCCGCAATGTAGGGAAAACCTGTTCTTTATTGAAGGGGAGTAAAATCCCTACACCAATGCAAACAGCCGAACCGGAACCAGTTGATCCGCAATCTATTCAAATAATTAATTAAATAATTATGAGGATTCCCATTTTCCTGCGGTAAACCAGTTAAGATTAGGGTGTATCATTTTAGGTAATATTATGGCATTAGATCAGTTGCATTCATTGATGATATTCACTATTGCGTTTTGCTTGTTCAGAGATAAGCGTAAAGATGCTAAGAAAATGGCTTTATACCTGATAAGTTTAAATCTTTTATTCTTTGCTTTTGTCGCTAAGTCAGGCATAGAATTTATTATATGTTTGGAGGGTGTTTCTTTTATATTAGGAGCGTGGTATGTTACTTCGTTGGTCCACAGCGTTAATTGTTCTAAGTACACAGTCAGAAGAAATAATGCAAGTAGTTGAGGAGTGTCGGCCGGTTTGGTTAGACTTTACCACTCTATTGTTTACAGGTGGTGTACTGACTAGCATATTACAAATTATCTCTGATGCCGTGGGAAATAAACGAATAAAGGAGATGAATAAAGCCTATCAAGAAAAGATTGTGGAGCTAACAGAGGATGCTGAATATTGTTTTAAGCGAGAAGAAATGTATAAAGACGAGATCGAAAAAATTAGAGCAAAAGTGGAGATGTTTGATCTGCAAAACAAAACAAATTGTGCGTGTATTTTGTCATCAGAAATATTAAGGACAATAAACCAGATATTGCCAGAGAACAAAACAGCAATACCTGGCTTAGATGATAAATCATCTTAATTTAGCTTTACCTTCAATCAACAATTTAGCTAAAGGCTTTTGAATAGGGTCAGCAGGTAAGCCTATTTCTTGGCAATAACTATTTAATGCCTTCTGAGTTTTAGGTCCAAAGATAGCGTCTCTTCTTCCTTCGTACCTCTCGCCTAAAGTGACTTGTATTTGAAAGTTGATGCGGACTTCTACATTAAATATTTCTGAATGAGTTACGGACAAATCATCATGAAAAATATCTTGTAAGGACATTCCTTGATACCGAGGTGTTACCGCTGGTCTAGGGGGTGGATTCACTCCTTTTGACTCGCAGAAGTGGGTCCAGATACCATTCTCATCACATAATTCCTGAATTAAATTAAAGGAATATTTGATGTCTTTTCCGTAATGTTTTGTCCCATTGATTTGATACCCACTAGAATACCATTCACCATACGGATCATGGCAAATAAAGTTATAATCGTCAAAACCTTTGATGACAATTATGTGACCAAACCCGGTAAAGTAACCATGCACAATCACCGGATTACCTTCTTTTATATGAGCCTTAATATCTTGAATATTGGCGTTAGGAAGGAAAGTATCTATCGCTCCCTTATCCTCAATTAGAATAGCTAAATCATAAGGGCTATGCCTCGACAACCCCTTGTTTAACATTTCTTGGTATAAAGTATCAGGATGAACATTGATACCTGCCCAATGTAACGCCATCGCCGCTGACGTTACATTGCATGATCCGTAAGGATTTAAGCGATTGTCTAGCTGACTGAGATAAGGTATATTTAAATTAACCATTTTTACTCCTGTGTTTTAATATATTTTAACTCCTATAATCATTAAATAACACCCATGAACACCAACAGACAACCATTTGACCTAAGAATAAAATCCCCATACAAACATCGTCCGCAATAAATAATAATCTCATTTCACACACCCTATTGTTACAACTTATTTTGACATACCAACAATAAGAGTGATCGGAGGGGAGTCACCCCATATAACAAATACTTATCAGAGAAGTAGAGTCAGATACAAAAGAGTTATATTTGGTTATTCCATAGTTAACCGTGTTATATTGGTATTGTTGACGCAAATACAAAGGACAAAATAAATGTTTGCAACAGAAAAAGAAAATCAGTTATATCCTACGCCCGACCCGACTATCGAAAAGATGATAACGGGTGTCAAAAAAATGAACGAGGTCAATGGGCGATTCAGTAAAATACATGGTCCGTTATTGGAGCCAGAAGCCGGGTTTGGTCATATATTGGATTACTTGCTAAAAGAACCAGATGACGACGATCTGTTTGAAAGAAGAAGAAAAAGCAAGTATGAATATCCCCATAAGTCAGAATGTTTTGCTATTGAAATTGACTATCATCTCAGGTTGGTACTGCAAGGCAAGGGGTATAAAGTTCTTACATCGGACTTTTTAAGGTATCCCGTCAATGAGAAAAAGTTTAAAACTATCTTGATGAATCCACCGTTTAACGACGGGCTGGATCATTTATTTCATGCCTGGGATTTGTTAGATGACGGAGGTGTGGTAGCTTGTTTGTTGAATGCAGAATCAGTCTTGTCAGTCACCAATAAACCACGTCAAAGATTAGCTGACTTAATTGATTTGTATGGTCATTATGAAGAGTTAGGCCCCGTGTTTAGTGATAGCGAACACCCTACCAATGTTAATGTCGCTTGTGTTTGGTTAAAGAAACCAGAGAATAAAAAAACAAGTATCTTTGACGGGGTTGAGTTTGAAAAAGACTACACCGACTGGTCAACAGTTAACCCGGATATGTTGGTCAAGTCTAATGTCGTCTCTGATTTGGTTTCCAGGTATAACGGCTGTGTAGAGATACTCCGCAAAAGACATCAAGAACAACAATTATTAGACATCTACCTAGACAATATTGATTGGCCGGTACGTGGTTCTCATGATCGGATGGATACTAAGGAAATATTTGAAATGAAGTATAGTATTTCTGACCAAATAGAGGTATTAAAAAGCAGGTTCTGGCAGACTGTTTTTACTCGGACTAAAATCGGTCAACGCACCACAGAAAGTTATAGGCAACAATTTGAGCAAGGTGCTAAGATTCAATCCCACATGGCTTTTAATGAACAGAATGTTAAGGACGTTTTAGAGTTTTTCCTGCTTAATCAATCAGAGATAATGGAGCAATGTGTCGTTCAGGTATTTGATGATTGCTCCAGGTATCATAGTTACACACTAGCCAATAGTGAGGGATGGAAAACCAATAAGTCTTATAAGATGAGTAAAAAGATTATTCACCCTCACGCTGTGCAATCTGACAAATGGGGTCCTGGTATTTCTGTTAATTACTCAGCAAGAGCCTTTTACGATGACCTAGACAAGGCGTGTTGCTTCTTAGCGGGCAAGACGTTTGATAATATCTACTCAAGTTATATGGCTATGTCAGATTATCTCAGGAGCAAAAAAGAGTCCCCTTGTGAAAGTGAGTTTTTTAGGATGAAGCCTTATAAAAAAGGGACGGTGCATTTTGAGTTTAAGGATTTGAAGTTAGTTGATGATTTCAATAGGGTAGTGGCATCAACCAGAGGTAAAGAAATAGGTCCTAACTATTAATAAAATAAACACACATACAAAGGAGATAAAACATGACAAAAATACAATGGGTAAAGAATCAAGATGGCACACAAGGAGAAACCTGGAATCCATTAGTTGGCTGTAAAAAAACAAGTCCCGGCTGTGCTAATTGCTATGCAGAAGGTATGGCAAAAAGATTAAAAGCGATGGGAGTAGAATCCTATCAGGACGTAGTGGACGATAAAGGATGGACGGGAAAAGTTGCTTTAGTTGAATCAGCTTTAGATAAACCTAAAAAGAAAAAGAAGTCAACGGTTTATTTTGTTAATTCAATGAGCGATTTATTTCACAATGACGTACCTCTTGAGTTTATCAAGAAAGTATTTCAGGTGATGAATGATAATCCTCAGCATACTTTCCAGGTATTAACCAAGCGACATGAACGATTAGAGAGTATCAGTAACGAACTAACCTGGACTAATAATATCTGGATGGGTGTCTCAGTGGAGAGTCAGCAATATGTAGAGAGAGTCGAGTCACTGAAAAAGACTGATGCCTGTATAAAATTCCTTTCCTGTGAACCTTTATTAAGCGACCTAGACATGGATTTAGACGGTATTCATTGGGTGATTGTCGGGGGTGAATCTGGTCCCAGGTTCAGAGAGATCAAGCAGGAGTGGATCGAAAATATATTAAGTCAATGCCAGAGTAAAAATATTCCATTCTTCTTTAAGCAATGGAGCGGGTACAGACCTTCAACACTTGAGAGGAAATTAAATGGATTGACTTATGATGAAATGCCTGTGATTCAATCCTAGGGATACAATAGAATAAATCTATCGCCATACAAAGGACAAAACAAATGTACGAAACAGAAAAAAGAATCATTCAAGAGTCATACCAATTATTCATCTTAGGAGCAAAGGATATAATTGAATGTGACCAGATACAAGATGGATTATTTAACGCCTTAGAGTTAGCTAAGGGAACCGATGAGCCTAGTTATATCAAGGTAAAAGATGCTTATCAATTTGACGACCCGTGTATCTGGCTATTAAAGAAATCTTATCACCCAGAAGAAATCGAAAAAGAACCCGATCCACGTGAAAAAATGATGAGGTCTCGGTTATATGACTTTGGCATTGTTCTATGGAAAGAGGATTATGCTGTCAACGCCGCTTATGAAATACTTAAGCCACACACGCCTAATAATGTCATTGATATAATCCTAATGAATTTATGGGTGACGTTCCCTAGTGGTGCATATACCCCATTAAAAGAAGGGAAACCAAGTGACGGGATTGATGAGATCACTTATAATAATGGGGTTGCGTCTGTTGTTAAGATTTAGTAAGTTTTAAACCTCTTTTACCGTCTGGGTGTATATCGCCCAGGCGGTTTTTATGTTATAATTATTCATGCAAAAACCCCTTCACAGGTTGGTACTGGAAATACCGGGGCCTTAAGGGGAGTATCCTAAGTAAGAGGACACATGAGTATTAAAGCACAAATTGCTACGGTTAAAGTCGGGACGCACACGATAGAAGGATTGATGGCCGAAGGTTGTCGTTTTGGTGTGGCAGTTCCCCAGTACGCAGATATTTTCGAGACATCCAGGAATACAGCGTCAAGAGACCTCAAGCGACTACTAGCAAAGGTTTCTCAGACATCCATTGAGTTTGAACAATGGAAAACCCCTTTTAATCAAAAAGCTGTCAATATTATTCCGTTAGAAAGTTGGTCCCGATTGATAGTTGAGTTAGCTTTTTCTGGCAACCAAAAAGCAATGGACTTAGTTCGTGACTTAAATGATTTAGGATGGCATCAATTATTTTGTGACGCTTTTCACGTTAAATTCACGGAAGAAGACCGGCAAAACTTTTTAAGAGAACGTCAAATACATAGAGAGCGTTTTCACCCATTATTAACTTTCTGGTTACAGCAAGATGGTTGTTCTAAGGATTGGGAATATGGCAGAAAAATTAATGAGTTCAAAGAGTCAAGTGGATTACCAATCATCAGCATTAATGAATATTCAGCGGATGAAATAAGCAAAATGAATCGATCCGAAGCGATATACAACGCCATGAGAAAAGCTGGTCATACCCATAAAGAGGCTTTGAGGTTCTTAATTTAAAGAAAAATAAGCTATCCTGTTTTGGGTTGATTTTGTCTCTTCAATGTCTTATACTGAAAACATAGCCAAATGTATTGATAGTACATTTGGCTACAAACGGAAGTATATTTATACTACATTCACTCTTGATCGTACTTCCGTTTGATAAAAAGGTCAAGAGTTATAAACCGAAAAAATGAACGAAAACATTGCTTTTTTAAAAGATTTCTTTGGTTACTCAGAGATAGGGAAAGGATACACTGAGAGGCTTGCAGAAAAAGTCTTAACCAATTCCGATGCAGGTGCGTTATTGGCAATTAATATGCCTGAAAACCGAAATATCAGCAGTGACAATCTCAGAAGACTAGAAAAGGCGATAGAGTCTGGAGAATTTTTGTGTGTAGAGCCTCTTATTATTGACAAAGATGGATGGCTTGTCAATGGACAGCATAGGTTGCAGGCGGCGGCAAATGTTAAGCACGCTGGAGTGAAGATGTTGTTTCTCCTTAACGTGGCACCAGAATCTCGGTATGTTATTGATAGAGGAAAAAAAAGAAGTACAAACGATGGTTTTACTATCCTTGGTTACGAGAAGGAAAAGGTGACAATACTTAAATACTGCTTGTTAGGGCAGAAGTTGACGTTTCTAAAAGAAACACATCAAAAAAAAGCCTGCTGTCCATTCTCTTATACTTCTTTAAAAAACCATGCTTCATTGAAAGAAGTCGAAAAATTTTACCTACAGAACAAGGAATGTATAGACTGGGTACACGACAAGGCTCTATCTTTTGGATGGAGCAAAGGAAAAGGAAGTTCTCTTTGTCCTACTCGGTCAGCCATTCCTTTGTCTGTATGGGCTAGGGCTTATGCTTCGGGGTCTAATCACAAAGACTTAGAAATAGCATTAGAGATATTTCTAAACGGGACAAGGGATGACGAGAAACCACCAAAAGGAGCATCTCAGATGGTCGCATTGAGGGAGTTTTTCATTGGTGAGGGGAGAGGAGAATCGGAAGAGGACCTCCTGAGAAAATACAAAAAGACAGAAAAATTATTAAGTGATTTTTTGAATGGAAAATCATCAAAGGACTTGTTAAGAAGAAGTTCTGGGTATTCACGAGAGCAATTTCCTGTCGCCTTATTTGATCGTGTTACCAACTCCAATAAGATACTTGAAAAAGAATCTCGTCAGTCAACTGAAGAGATAGATATACAAGAAACACAGATGCCTGTAAGCCAGAAAAAATGCCAGAAGAGGTCAATGGGAAAAAAGACAATACAAAAAGTGGTGAGAGCCAACTAACCTTGTTTGACCTGATTGTCCTATAACCCTCTATCTGGGTTTTAAAATTATCTCTTTTGCCCTGGTAAGCACAAAAAAGGAACCTTGATCGGGTTCCTTTTTTTGTGGAAAGACTAATTTATGAAAACTGAAAACGGTTTGTGATCTATCAAGGATTACCAAGCCCTTAAACACAAACCGCCTATGATTTTTAACAGACCACAAAAAGGGGACCAACCCTATTGTGTATTGAAATCGCCCCGATCCTCTATCATATTTGTTCCACAAGAAATAAATACACAAATAAAAAAAAGAGATGAACGAAGATTTTTTTAATATAACATAATCCCGGCAAAAGTCAAGTGATAACTAGTAGAGACAAAAAGGGTGCGTGTAATATTCGCACCCTTTTTGTTACCTGAATTTTAAATAATAAAAAGGCAAAATAAAGAATATCAAAACAGAAGCCAGAGCTAATATTTGTTTTTTGTTAGCATCGTTTAATTGCCTTTCTTTTTGACAAAAAGGAATGTCTTCTTTTGCTGACTTCAAAATATTATCCTCTCCTGACAATAACTGGAGAGTGGCATTCTCTTTGTGGTACTGTTGCCACCTTTTCTTAAGATTGTCGTCTTCTATTTCGTATCCAGGCTGGCAGTAGAAGGGTAGTGGTGCTAGAACTACCTCTTCTTTTGCTAGGTTCTCTAACTCAAGGAATCTCTCTAGTAGAATAGCAAATGGAATCCCCTTGTGATCTGTGTGAACAGAGTTAACGTCGTCTTCTCTCTTCTCTTTTAACGTTGGATTCCCCTCTATTTCCTTCAGTTTAAAACCATGCGTCTGATCTAACACCGCATAACGAAATACCTTTTCTACCAAGTACGGTTTTCTTTTTGACCTAGTCATCAGAGCTTTGCGGTAGGAAAACTGATGCCACTCGTCGTCATCGCCTTTAAAATAAAAACAAAACGATTTGCATGGATCACTTTCTGATACCGCCATTTTTAACTGAATGTCATCAGCAAAATGACCGTTGGGGTGATACCAACCCAGAATGTGATGCTTTCTCTCGTTCTCAATGTCATTAATCTCATAAGGCAGTAATTCCTCTTCTTTTGGGAACCTTTCTTTTAGCAGCCATAAAACTAGATCGTGTTCGTCACTCCCTGGTAAAAACTCTTGTTCTTTCTTTGTATTTAAAATCTTTTTGGCTAGTTTTTCTGCCTGTACTTTAGAATATTTGGGTTTTAGCATTTGTCCTTTGTAATAATGTTAAACTCTCTCGATTATAACACCTCTACACCTTTTACCCACTCACGACCACCCACCCACTAGACCGCCCCAACTTCCCACACCTAACAATCCTAAACGAACCCCATGAGAACCCGTCGCCATGGGGTTTAACATTGGTTAACTCATAAACCTTCTGAGTAGATAAAACCCATTTATTCTCACTAGCTTCTTTTAAAGCCCGATAATTACCAAGGTAATCAATAGGTTTATCCCTATCAACAATTCTCTCAATCAGTGCGAGTAAATCACCTTGTACGTACTCCACAGGTTTAACATCTTTGATCTTGGCTACATCAGTTTCTTTTACTACAGGCTTACTAACTACTTGTGGAACTAAATCAAAATCAGACTTATCCAAAGTAAAAGAACTCTTATTTTTACCCGACATAATGTGTTCATGAAACCGATCCAATACATCAATATCCTGACTAGAAATATGCTTTTGTCCGCTCATTTTTGGGGTGTATAACTTTAAAAACTTAATTCGATCATACAACGTTTGACGGGATACATTATAACGACCAGGCAGGTCAGCAATAGGGACGAATACATTTTCATTCATGGTTATTACCTCAGATTTGACTTGAGGAATATATACACCATTACCGGCATAACATCACCGTCGTTAATCTATGCCGGTAATACCATCACACTAAAACCTATATAAAACAAAGAATGCCGGTGAAGTCGAGACGGTAAAGCCGGTGAAGTAAATTAGGTTATGACGGTAATGACGGGACCACCATCATAAATATTTGCTGATACCGCAGACACGATTTAAACTAATTTTGTATCCCAAAAAATGAATATAAAAATATTGTTAAAATCTTTAGAATATATACACAATCAAAATGTAATCGTGTTATAATACTGTAGTAAAACTATAACTTAAACAATATGGCTATAGGCTCATTTACGCACCCTTGGTCGTTGAATATTCTGAGATTTTTATTTCAGAATATTCCATTAGTAGCAGATACTCCCTGGGTAGGGATTGGAAAAGCGAACGGATCAAAGAACTCATTTGTCGAGTTTTCCGGTGCTGGTTATTCCCGTGTTCAATTAGATTCTAGTTACTTTCCAGCATCAACCGCCGCTGAAGTAACATTAGGTGAAGAGATTATTTTCCCTGTTTCCACTGGCTTTACAGGTGAAACCTATGCGATAGGATTTTTCACCAGTAATACTGCCCCGTTGCCTTTTGCTTGGGGTGATTGTAATGAGAGGGAAGTGATTAAGAATTACGATAGTTTGAGAGTATTACCCGGTGCTTACACGCATTATTTCTCACCTGGTAGCACATGGAGTATGTGGTTAAAAAATGCTGTATTGAATCATTTTTATAGAGGTGAGGCGATAGCATTAACAGGTACTGATATTGAGTTTGGTTATGTCACTACACCGCCTAATGATGCCAGTTTTGGTACAGAACCGGGTGCGGGCGGTTATGCCAGAGTATTAGTCGGACGTAATTCAACTAACTTTAAAGACTCTAATCTCAACGGACAAGAGTTGAATAATATCGTAGAGTTTCCTTGGGCAACAGCGGTTCAGGGTACAGCAACACATAGTATATATTTCCTCAACGGACAATACCTGATGTGGAATATATTGCCAACTGTTGCCCCGATCAATATAAATCAAAGACTAGCGTTAAAAGCCGGTCAACTATTCCAATTAGACCCATAGGAGTAAAAACATGACAACAGGCTCATTCACCTATGTAGGTTCTCAGATGATCATGGAATACTTATTCCAGAGTATTCCCTTTGCTGGGTTCACTCCGTGGGTTGGTATTGGTGTTAGCGTCGGGACTAAACAAGCGTTTCAGGAGATGACTGGATCGGGTTATAGTCGAGTCGAATTAGATTCAACTTATTTTTACCCGCCAACTACTGGATCAATTCTCTTGGCTAGAGATGTAACCTTCCCTATCTCAACGGGTTATACAGGACAAACTTACGCCATTGGGTTTTATGTTTCCAATGCAGCTCCTAGTCCGTTTGCCTGGGCAAATTGTACCGACCAGGAGTTAATTAAACTTAATGACCAATTGGTATTATTAGCCGGTGGTTATAACCATGATTTCCTAGTGTCATCTCACTTTAGTATGTGGTTAAAGAATGCTATCTTGAATCACTGTTACAGAGGTGTTTCTTTAGAGTTTACGTCTAGTCAATTTGAAATTGGCTATACCACAACCGCACCGACTCCAACTGCGATAGGCACAGAACCAGTAGGGAATAATTATAGTAGAAAAATCTTAGAGAGAAATTCTACTATCTTTAATACATCTGCTTTCGCATCACAAGAATTAACTCTTGATGTCGGTTTCGATGTGGTATCAGGTAGTCAAGGGTCTATCACTCACTTACAGTATTTTATTGATGGTCAATACGTGATGTTTAGTCCGTTAGTACCAGCGGTTAATTTGAATATAGTAGAGGGCGTTTCTTACCCTAATCTAGTGATTCAGTCTGGTTCTCTCTATCAACTTGATCCATAGGGGGTGATTTAGATGGCTTCACAATATACACAGCCAACGACTTTAGCTACTACGGAAACACCTGAAATAACAGCAGACTATCTTGGTATTACTAGATGGCGGATGGGGTTACAAACAACTGTATCCCGTGTGGAAACGATTAGCCCCACCTTTGGGGTTGATTGGGGAATGCAGAAAACAGGTGGTAGTGAGAGTAGGAATTATACTAAAAACTGTGTAATTAATATTGCTACACGGGTTAAACCGACTGAGATAATGCTTACCAATACAAAGTGTGACGCTTTGATTACGTTGCCATTAGAGAGGGAGCCTGCGGGTAAACTACTTTATCTCAGGTCTGCTGATGGTGAATCGGTATCAGCTAATGGTGTGCTGATTAATAAAGGAGCAAATGTTAACCTGATATTTGATATTAACGGTTATCGTCTCGACCTATTAACGGTAAAACTAGAATTGATTAATTTATTAGGGGCTGTAGTTATCTCCAAAAAGATAGATTACTCTCAGGTATTTCACTTCAAACCCCTATTAGTTGACCCCGTGACGGGCGTGCAAAACTGGATCGGTGAAATATTCTTGACACCTAGTGAGACCGCCTTTGTCGGTACAACTCAATATTATGAGTTGACCTATCGGTTAATCATTGGAAACAGAACTACACGGAATTATGTAGTTGAAGTAGGGAGAATGAATTTTAAATGAAAGTAAATGCAAAATGGAAAGAAACTAAAACACCTGTTAACGAGACAGAACAGCCTGTAAAAATCATCAGGTCTGATACTCGCACCATCTTAGCTGAATGTTATGGGGATGCTGTCACTACCTTAGCCGTTACCGTCACCGTGCAGAAGTTATTAATTGATGGGATGAAAGTTGATGTTTATACCAAAACATCTGGCACGGTTGGGGATGGTATTGTTATCACAGAGGTATCTGCTGATAAATTCTATAAGGTAGTCATCCCGATCATAGATAAAACTGATACATCTGGATTTGACCCAGGTGATGTATTCTTTTTTGACGTGGAGTTTACTACTACCACGGAGAGGTCAACTATTTTAGGTAACTTTACTTTGGTGGAGGATCGGACTCTGAATTAAACCAAGTGTCTAATCCTGAGAGGGATTGGAGTGTTATTTAAATAATAATAATTAATTGTGCATAAGGTGGTTTAAAAGGGATGTTTCTTTCATCCCTTTTTTAGGTACTTTGGTTTATTTTTTTCAATCCATTCTCTCTCTTCTTTTGTCTCCACATCGCTCCATAATTCATCTATTTTGTCTCCTAAGAACGATGCTATCTTGTAGGAATCATCTGATTTGTGGGGTAAAAAGATCATTCTCCACGTATCTTTTAAGTTCACGGCATCCACTAACTGCCAATCAATAATTAATCCATACGACATACTTTCTACTCGATTGAGGTTTAGGTGTTTCCTTTTTTGGGAAGTAGTCGTAACTGTTGTTTTCATTAGACATACCTCACTAATCCATTTTCTTTTTTAAGTTCCTTGTAAAGAACAAATCGGCTACGGTAAAGTGCTTTTGATGCTTGCCTGACACTGGGGTATATTTCCCCGGTATCTGTTCTCATTATTTTTCTTTTCAATGGTACTAATTCTCTTCTTCGCTCCTTGTTTTTTGATACTATGTCAGCAACATCCTTGCCAAAATAATATTCTAATATTTCTGGATTTATGTCTGAGAATAAATAAGGTTTTGACAAAATAAATTCCTTCATGTCTTTAACACTTACCATGTTTTTATTAGAAGAAATTAAGACACATTTTAACCCGTATGCTTTCCAATTAGAAGACCTTGTACCTTTAACTCCTAAGCCTCTTCCCCATTCCTGGACGGTCATATTGTCCTCAGTCGGAGTAGCAGAAAAACCTAGATGATTTAACTTAGCTTGGATCGCCCTAGTAGTCCGAACGATTTGTCTATTATTCCTTTCGTGCCAATAGTTGATTTTACCGGCGATAACAGAAGCCGGGTAGTAATCCCATAATCTGTCCAGGTAAGCTAATTCTTCTTTGCTCCATCTTTTTTTTGTTCCCGTTGGTTTCCTACTCATTATTTCGCCCCCACAAATCTCAACCAGCCATCACTTCTTTTAGCTTCCCTTGTTAAAGACTGCCGGCTTATCCCTGTCTCATCCTCTGCTTCGTGTAAACTCTTGTATTGTTTTCCAGTATCAATCCTATAAACAGGTCGTGAGATACCTATTGGGTGAGGGTGTTTTCTCTTATAGTCAATCACTTTGGCTGTCACTTCACCCCCAAAATAATAGACCAAAATATCCTCTGGTACTTCGGTGAATAAGTGAGGTTTTTCTCTGGCAAAGTTAGTCATTTGCTCAATGCTAATTGCTAACTTATTATGGGCTATTTTTTGATATGACAACCCGCCCCGCTTCACCCAATCATTCACCCGGTAATGACTTAGCTTTAACTGCCTTGACCAATCGGTCGCACTCATATTGTCTTCTTTTGGCGTGGCACTATAACCCATTCTGTTTAACTTTACCTTGACAGCATTACAACTTCTTTTTGTTCTGCTGTTGTTTTTCTTGTGCCATTTATTAATCTTTTTGGCAATCAGTGGAATTGGGTAATACTCGATCAATTCCTCCAGCAAATCTATTTCTTCTGGGTGCCAGCTTTTTTGTTGCCCCATAATACCTTGTCCTTTGTATATGTTAAAATTGCTGATAATATTTTACCAAATATCATGGATAGAAATCAAATTATCATCGCAACAAAAGAGGTGCTAGAAAATGGATATGACTTAACGGCAATCATCAACTTAGGCGATGATTCTTGTGCTGTATTTAAAAGAAAAATGGGATGGACTTACCCGGAGTGTATTTATGTATCTTCCTTCATTGAAAATACTTTTTTATTCTATGCTGATGAGTTCTCTTATAAGTTTGATTATTCTGGAGATGGCATTAAGATTGACAGCCTACATGATGAGCAATCCACCATAATCTCTATGTTCCCCGAAGAAGACCTCACAGAAGAGGAAATGCAAGAGATTGATGCGGAGATAGACCGGGCGGAGGCTAATGATGAAATGTTATTCTGGGATTCGATTTGTTTTGATATTATTTGCAAGTTATTAAACAACCAAATATCTCCAGGGGAAAATGAGACTTTTTTTGTTGTGTAACAACGTCTCTTTATATTATAATGAGAGTGTTCAAAACCCCAGCCCTGGATCAATTTATAACGCCCATCAACCCGCACCCGATGGGCGTTATGCTATGATTATTAATAAATAAAATAGGTACAATATGAGAATAAAAAGTATTTCAAAGAAAGGCGATATTTTCTTAAAGATGAAAGACCAACGTCTCTATAAAATGTTTAATGAAGAATTAAAGAATCGTGGCACGACGTTTGATAAGATGCCAGAGGATGAGATGGAAATAATGTTTAATGAGATATTTGAAAAGTATTTAGAGATGGTTCAGAATGAGAAAAGAGACTTGTCTTTATTTGGATTAGGGAAGTAAAACATGGCACAGTTTGAGGCGGGTGACCGGATTAGGATTGGTACGGCTTTGAATTACAATACCGTAGCTGAGTTAGATGTTATTGAATCGGCTATGAAGAGGTTAGAGATTACATCGTCTGATTTGGTTTCTATGACGTTAAAACTATTATCTGACATTGACCAGATACAAGAAAACCTTGATAACCAAATGGGAACCGATCAGGGTGCTTTGAATAAGGCTGGTCCGTTGGCTTGGAGTGATTATAAGTTTAAGCCGATGATCAGTTTGTTGAGAGAAAAGGTAGAAAAGTTAGGGCGGATTTTAGACTTAGCACCTGATTTTACCTCACTGGATAATCTATCCAAACAATATGGATTGTCGGGGTCGGTTGTGGGGAGATTGGGGAGGAATTAGTTTGATAAAAAACCAGGTAGATTATTTGTTTTCTGCCTGGTTTTTTAGTGGGGAAAATAGTGTTTTGTGTTATGATTTTAGTAGTAAAAATCCCTGCGACACTCGAAATGTCCAGGGGATGAGTAAACCTAGTTAGAGGTCAACTAAATGAATAATAGCAGTATTGTGTCCGCTTCGTACAATGGCAAGATGATTCAGGGACGGCGTAACGATGGATTCGTTAACCTGACTAATATGTGTAATGCCACGGGTAAAAAGTTAAATGATTTTCTCCGATTAAAACAAACTAAAGCCTACATCCGAGAGATGACAGCCGATACGGGAATTCCCGCAACGGGATTAGTCGAAATAACAAAAGGTGGTCGTCCAGAATTACAGGGAAGCTGGGGACATCCTGAGATTGCTATTTTGTTAGCTCAATGGATTAGTCCAGCTTTCCATCGTTGGTGCAATGTTAATATATTTGTCCTATTGAATGACGGTGAAATAAAGAAAGGTTTAAACCCGTTTGAAAGGATGAATGAGATACTAGAAAACTATGCGGAATTAAACTTATTGATGGATGGTGATGAGAGATTTAGGGGAATAGATAGTTATTCCGATTGGTCTAAATAATTAATATAAAAACCAGGACCACTAATTAAGTAATCCTGGTTTTTAATTAATAAAATAATTCTGTTAACTAATCCTTTCTAAATCCGGTCTGATTTTCTCATCATAAAAGTCTTTCCATCTCTCCTTAAACGTCCGATCATAGTCTTTTTCATAAGCCAATAATTTAAGCTGTTCCCGTACCTCTTTAGCCGATTCAGATAGTCTTTGCTTATCACGCCAAACATACGAAATCCACATCATAGCCAGCATCCCTTCAACTTCTTTGATTAGTTCATCTTTGGTTGAGGCAAAAACATATAATGAAATCGTTGGATCGGTTGCTGTTAAGAGGTCGCCGCCTTTAGCTATGGTGACTTTATATGGTTCGTGGAAGTGGATTTTTTTGTCTTTGATTCGTACTTCTGTGATGGTTATTTCTGGCATATTATTTCCCTGTTTTGCTGTGTTCTCATTCTAAGTTTACGCTACAATAACAACTAACACGCAAATCATACAAAGGACAACGTATCATGGAAACAGAAGTTAAATCCGATGATCTGGTATTTAAAAAAGGTGACTCGGTACGGTTAAAAAATTCTATCCATTTCTATCAGGTTGTGGATATTTATACTTTTTCTGCTCATAATTTTAAGGATGAGATTTGGGCTGTGTTGGTTCGTAAGGGGAGCGATCAGATGAACCACTGGCCGGTTAGTGTTTTGGAAAAGGTTTGATTTATACACATAAAAAAGGAGCCGGTTAAGACTCCTTTTTTATGTGTGCTAATCTTTTTAAAACGGGATTGAATCATCATTTAACTCTTCAGCGTATCCCTTTTTAATTTCTTCATCTACAGAAGAAAATCTTAATACTTCAAAAGGGAGAATCCATCCACAAGTTTTTTCTTTGAATCGCTCGGCAGGTGATGGCTTGCAATAAATAATCTCGGTATCGTTTTTAATGTAATCCGCATATTGTTCTTTTGTCATAAGCAAAGTAATTCTTTCCTCTGGGTGCATCATTATTATATTTAGGAATAGATGGGTTTTATCTTTTGTTACAGGAGTAAATCCATCAACAGCATAAAAAAGAGCCATCACACCAATAATGCTGTCACCATAGTAATAATAAAAGAAATGACCATAATCTTTTTCCACATTGCTAGGCAATTCCTTAAACATTTCTCGGTAGTATTTCCTCGCTAGTCGTTTTGCTGTTTTTAGTTTTGCCATTTTTATCTCCTTTATAAGTAAAACCCCACTATAGGCAGTACCTTGGTGGAGTTTTTGATCCATCAGTAAATCAAATCCAGTGGATTCTCAGCGTCTTCAACATCTTGTTTTATTTGTTTTAAGAGAGGAATAGCATCATGAGATGTTAATGCAAACCATTCGCCTTTTAATTGTTTGCATTTATATAGCCTCTTGAATATACTCTCTATCTTGTAAGCAATTTTCTTGGATACAGGCTGCGTACTGTATGCCACAGTTAATTCCAAACCAGAAGCTCTTTCTATTGTTTTTTTTCTGTCATCTACATTTATTGCTACACCTATCTTTATATATTTATCTTCTCTTTCCATTATGTAAACAGAATAAGGGGTCGCTTTGTTTTGCTTCGCCACCAAAGAAGATTGCCACAGAGTAATAACAAGCGGATGGATAGCATAACGACCATCTTTTAATCTGTCATACCATTCTCCACCTAAAAACCCTACAAAGACATGAGTTAACGATTCCATCGTTTTATTGTATTTAAGAAGTTGAAACTCTTTTGAATCAATAACCTGCCATGGGTTGTCACCATTGACTTGTACACATATTTCTGTCATAATATTCTCAACAATTTTATTAAATGCAAAGGAAAGGACGGAAATTCTTTCCTGTTTTTATATAATCATTTTTTTCGAGATGTGAACGAAAAATGATTATACCGATAATTATACTGTGTTTCGTTGAAATGTCAACCCTTTGGTTTGATGAAGGATGATTTGTCATTATAAGTACCAATTAAACCTATCAGCACCAACCAAACCAAACCCACGCCAAACCATAAACTAAACCCGTACCAAAAAAAGATGTCTCCAATTGGTCCACAAATACTTTTATAGATTCATAGGAACCTACAAAATAAACCGCCAGAGCGATATTTTATGATATAATTAAGTAGTAAAAATCCCCTCGCCGGTTGATGCTATCAACATCGGGACCGCAGGGGAAGTAACCTAAGTGAGAGGTCACATGAGTAATTTATCAGTATTCCGGTTTGATGGTCAAGATGTGCGATTCGTAGGGACACCTGATAAGCCTGAGTGGGTGGCTCAAGATGTTTGTAATATTCTAGGTATCCAAAACGCAAGCGACGCAATTAAACGATTAGACGACTATCAAAAGGGTGTAGCTAGTATCTATACCCTTGGTGGAAACCAAAAGATGGTAACAGTTACAGAAGCTGGACTTTATGCTTTGATATTCACCAGCCGAAAATCAATAGCTAAAGATTTTCAGCGATGGGTATTTGAAGAAGTATTACCCGCTATCCGTAAAACTGGACAATATAACTCAGGCGGCCGAAAAAACATAGTATGGTTTGATAGATACCAGATGTTCAAAGAGCGTTCTAAAATCCCGCCCGGTTATTTTTCCATCTTTGGAGAATTAAGTCATACTTTGATTTCTGATTTTGAATCAGCAGGTTATGTCATGCCAGATAATTCAGGAATAGATATTTCTGCTGGTAAAAGATGGTCTGATTATGTTGAAAGTAAATACCCTCACGTCGAGAAACTCAGGATGAAATATAAACATCATTATCCCGACCAGCGAGGGGTTCGAGATGCTTTTATTTATCAAGATTGTTTGTTGGCTGAGTTTAGGAAATGGATGGAGTTTACCTATAAGATTAATCATCTCTATACCTATCTAAAGAAAAAAGACCCCAGAGCAATAGGGATATTAAGCGAACTATTACAGGTGCAACTATCAGGTAATTTATTTGATTTGAAATTACTCAACTAAACAAAAAGAAACCAACCATGGAAACTAGGTTGGTTTTGTCGCCTCGTAGCATCTATATCTCAAAGAATAATAACACATCATGTTAAAATAGGTACATTCCTAACAGTTAGACACCTGGGTCACTCCAGGCTTTATCATTAAAAAATATGACAGAAGAACCCACAGAATATCTCACAGCCGAACCAATCGAATCACCCGAACCAGAAGAAAAAGACTCGATCCGCCGCCGGATCACGATCAGAGATGACGTTTATAAACGGTTAAAAATAGCATCAAAGAACCGGCATGAAACACCTAACCGGATTGCACAAGATGCTTTTAAGTGGTATCTAAATCAAGAAAAACTAGAAATGTGATATAATTCTAAGGTTAATTTCTTGTTGTTTTTACCTTTGAACAAACACCTATCGGCGAGTGATAGGTGTTTTTATTTGTGGTAAAATAAATATTATTTATTATAAAAAACATGGCAGAAAAACTTATTATTATCACAGATGACTTACTAGACGAATCAGACTTATTAGCAATGGCTACTATCTCCCAAAGTGAAGTAAATAACATCGCTAAAGAATTAGAAAAAGAATTACCAAAGGAACTAAAAGGAATCACTAATGCAATTCAGCAAACTATACGGGAAATATAAGAATAATGGAAAATTTATACCACCAGCAACTATCGAGAAAAGTGAGAAAACTATTACTTCCTCCACTAATCATCGCATTGATATTCTCAACGACGATTTGATCGCTAACCGTATTTCACTCCAGAAGTGGGAAAAGGAATTTGCCAAGGAATTAAAAACACTCCATGTAAAGCGGGCGTTGATCTCTAGGGGTGGTAAGAATATCGCTACCCCTGAAGACTGGTTAAGTATTGGGCGTGATTTAAAGTCTGAATATAAATATTTACATCAGATGGCGGTAGAGATTAAAAATGGCACGGTATCGCCGGCACAATTAAAAGCTAGGACTAAACTTTATACTGAGAGGTCAAGGTTGGCCGGTGAAACGATGAAACAAGCCAACGCTAAAGAATCTGACTTGGTGTACATGATGAGGAAATTAGGGGCAACGGATCGGAATTGTGGGGAATGCTTGAGTTATGCTTCGGCGGGGTTAAAGCGGATTGGTGAACTACCTTTGCCGACCGTTGCCTGTTCATGCCGGGCGAATTGTAAATGTTCTGTGCAGTATTTTGGATCAAGAGTTCGGGGGTCATGACATCAATCTAAATTTCTTTGTTAGCTGGTCTGACATTATCGCCCGGTTTTTCTTGTTATCCCAATATTTCTTGTAGTGACATTTCTTATGACACTTGGAACAAAGAGGCACAATGTCTATGCCGATCCTTTCCTTTCCTAGGTTGTCATAACTTAAATGATGACACTCGGTGCATTTATCCCCGCATCCTACGCACCGATTATTGGTCATGCTGAATGTTTTTACTCTTAACGCCCGCCATCTATCTGACTGGATATAATCTCTATATTTTGTACTATGGGAATGTTGCTTAGGTTTTCTCATAATATATCGTCCTTTGTTTTTAATATTATATCATGAGTTGGACTAATAGTAACACGCTACAAGCCGGGCCGGTATCTGGTCCAGCCGGCTATGATCTATTGTTTTCGTGGGTTTGTAAAAATCTTTTGAATAAGTATTGACAATTCAAAAGTATTGATTTATATTGGTTTTATTGAAACAAGTTTAGCGACTCCGGCTTAAGGGAGAGGAAAGATAAAATGATTAAGTTTGAAGTTGGTACTGTTTATTATTCTTTATCTATAGTAAGTGATCATGTATTCGCTTATTCCGTTATTAAACGGACCGCCAAAACCGTCACCATTAAATGTTTGGCGACAAATGAATTAATCACAAGAAGAATTGAGCCTAGTTACAGAGATGAATATGAGATGGTTTACCCCGACGGCAAATATTCGATGGCATCTAGTTTAGGTGCTAAGGATACAAAAGAGCCTAGACAGGTTAGAGACATCCCAAATGAAACGCCTTTCAATCAAGATAAGTTTTTTAATGGGGTTTATCTTGACCCCGCTGTAGAATTTTAAATCTCAACTCCCAAGCATGAGTATAAAAGGCTTAAAATACACACATAAACAAAGGACAAAAACAATGATTAAACATTACACAACGCCAGACGGCAAAAAGATTCCGTTTACCTCTGAAGTAATAAAACTAACAGGAGAAAACGAGTGCAATCCTGATGCGTTTTATGAATTAGAGATAAATCAATTCCCTAAGAATACTCAAATTAATATTGTCTGCTATTGGGGAAGTAATGCAGTGGGTGATGGGGAACCACCTGACTTTAATTGCTCCGCCGAAAGATGGCGAAAAATACCTAACGAAGAATTTAATCAGAATAGGGATGCAATACTTTTTGAAGTAGAAAAATACTTATTTGACCCCATGTACCATGATTGACATCATCGCCGCCTTAACCTGGCGGTTTTCTTTTCGCTAAATCCCACTAGACCCAAAACCACCCTCCCCCGGCTAGTATCATCCAACTCGCTCACAACCAATATTCGACCTCTTAGCACAGAAGCCAATACCATCTGTGCTATTTTCATCCCTACCTCAACTTTAAACGGGCTTAAACCGTGATTAATCAGAATAACGCCTATTTCCCCACGATAACCAGAATCAATCGTCCCAGGGCTGTTTAACACCGTTATCTGATGATTTAAAGCCAACCCGCTCCGAGGTCTAATTTGTGCTTCGGTGTATTTTGGTAAAGCAATTTTTAACCCGGTCCCGATCAATCCACTCTCGCCCGGCCCTAATATTTTTTCTTCCACAGAAAACAAGTCCATGCCAGCATCAAACTCATGGGCATATTTTGGACACTTCGCCAGCGGGTGGACTTTTTGTATTTTTAGATTGATATACATTTACCAAGGAATGATTATTTATTCATTGCAGATGTTCTTATTATATTATAAAGCAAATTCTGTCATCTCTGTAATCAATACTAGGATAGACTTTTAGCGATTCGCTACCTGCGTGAATGATATGCGTTCGCAACAAATACCGACGGCTACGATCAACCTTTTCCGTTAGCGTTACATTTCGTTACATTTTAAGTTGTTTTAGCAAAATACACTTTTTGTCATGCGTGTAATCTATACCTGGCATGAATCACACCAGACCACCACAGAGGCGAATGAAAATTGACTTTTGACTAATTTATCTCAGGTATTTTGGGGTTGGCAAACAAAAAAGGACCATAACGGCCCATGATTATTTTTAAATTAGTCCAGGTGATTAAGTAATTATTCTTAGTCAGGCAGATCAAGAAGTCCACTTGTGACTAATGCTTCGGTGATACATTTTCTGAGAAAAGCGGGCCGTTCTTTGGGTGGGATTTTGTTTAAAGCGTCTTCTACCTTTTGCTGGAGTCGGATCGCAGTCATCTTTTTAGACAATCTGTCGCCTGGGATGATTAATGGTCCTTCTACTTTGAATGAGGTCAAAGTGGCGGGACTGCCTTTGGGGTTTCTAGTTACCATTGTTTTTATCCTTTATATATATGATTCTCAGGTTAGCACGGTTATCTATGTTTTAAATGATAAGTGAAATAGTGGATTTTCATTGAAGGGTATAAATAATTTATATAGGTCTATCTGGTTAAAATACAGATAACCGTGTATTATAAAAATATAGAAACAAATGAAAAGCGACTCCGGCTTAAGGGAGAGGAAAATAAAATGAAAAACTTAAAAGTATTATTGGCCCAGCTAAAAGTAGCAAAAAAATATAACAACAAAACTAGAATTGTTAGTTTATTGTTAGAAATGACTAGATATAACGAACCCGTAGCTAAAGCCAATCCAGAAAACACTCAGGTAGCCACAACCGCCAAGTATTATGCTGATGTGTTTGGTTATTTGTTGAACGCTATTAATAAAGAAATAGAGAAACTAGAGACTGAAAATCCCGTAGTTACCCCGGAGAGAGTCCGGGCGGCTAACTTAGCCCATCAAATATTCATGGCCGGCACTGCTAGACAGAAAGCAGATGTTTGTAGAAAGTTAGGGATATGGGGGACAGCCGGTCAATTATCTTGGGTGATTGACATCCTCAGGAAAAATATCGGTTGGACAACCAACGCAATAGAAAACAACTTATTACCTAGAGACGTGCAATACTTCATCTATCATCACAGAGACTTATCCCAACAGGTGTTATTAGACCCCGAAGTAGTATTTTAATAGTCCCGTCCGAAACGACGATAAACTAAAAATAAAAGGAGAAAAACGATGATAGAAAATCAACAAACAATGCTAGAGAAAATAAAACAATTAATAAGTAAGTCGGTCCATAAAGAGATGGCATGGGTGAATATTGTATCCCAACTAGGAACCAGGTCAGTAGATTGTACTATTCGCCAGGATTTAGACGAAGCAATTAGAGACGGGTTTTTAAAGTTTCGCTATGTAAAAGGAGAGAAGTATATTTCAGTGGTAGAACCACATGAATAAACCAGGTGCGCCTATTCCGTTGTCAGAAATGACACGAGATGAGCTAGAAGAGTCAGTCAGGCGACTCCTGAAAGAAAACGAAGCCCTGTTTAAGACCGTGACCAGTCTTAGGCAGAAAAACCAGAGGCTCCATCAGGAGCTAAAAGAGTTAACCAAATAACCAACAAAGAGGGAAAAATGGATAGACAGCAATTAAAAATAGCTTACGAAAATATATGTGAGGAGCATTGCCTTACCTTTGAAGAAAAGAAGGAAATGGTTTCACAGTTTTTACAAGACGAGGAAATGACAAAAAAAATAATAGCCTCTTCGTCAGAGGCGGAGCTTAGTTGTATTGTGCTAAAAGAACTAAGCAACATGGTAGTGAACGGTTTAAACGGAGTCAATTTAACCAAATAGGATAAAACTTTTCTCTTTGGAGCAAGCAAAGAGAGCCTATCCTGAGAGATTCGTTTAGTATCTAACCGTTCCTATTCCAGCATCAAAGAAAGGAATAGAGAACACACTAAAGGCAATAGCAGAACTCATGACAGTATCATCATGACCAGCTATTGCCTCTCTTTTTCTCCTGGTACCATTGATTGATTCCCTAAAGTTGAGTAGTTCAGATTTTAACTCACAATCCGGGTAGATCACCTGATCACGCTCCAATAGTAATAATAATCTATCCGTGGCGACAATCTTAGATGATTCAGTGGTGTTCACAGCCTCAATCTTGCACCATGGCATCTTGTTTATTAAATCCTCAAGTATTAACCGCCCGCCTGAATTACTTTCCACCCCCACAACAGACGGGCGATATTGACTTAATATCTGTACCGTGTTCACTAAGTTATAATCCTTACTCTTATTATTCTCTCGGTACATCCTGACTAATTGGTATGGATTAAAACTAACATCCCAAATAGTCAAGCAGAAATAATCAGAACCACCAAATGCCGGATCAATGCCGGCTATGTATTTTCTACCTTGCATAGCGTTCTGGAATACGCCTCTAGCACCTCTTAATACTAATTCCTGTGGATAGAGTGCGTTTACTGCTTCCTCAAAGTTTAGGTCATATTCTCTCTGTAATTGAGCGTCGGTTAATTTCTGCCTGTCCTTCACTTTCTGTAAGTAATTCTCATCAGAGGCATAAACCGGGTGAGATTTCCAGTGTACAAAAAACTTGCACCAATGATTGTCAGACCAATACAGGACAGGTGGTAATTCTCCTGTCCTGATGCCTCGGCAAATATTTAATATTTCTTCTGATTCGTTCCCCTCTCGTAACATCTCCCAATAGAAACCTTGTTGACCATTTGGGGTACTCATTAATATTGTCTTAGCTTTATCACCTAACATAGAAGTAGCGGGCTGTGCTGATGCGTATATCGTTTCTACCCCTTCCACAAAAGCACATTCATCAAATACTACTACTGCCACCGAAGGAATACCACGGGCGGCGTTAGGTGTTGATGCTTTAAAGATAATCCTGCCACCATTCAATAATTTTAAATCTTTTTGGTTGTTAGTTTCAAATGCTAAGTCAGGATAGGTGACAATCATATCTCTTACTCGCTTGGCGATGTCACTAGAGTCTGATTGAGTTTTGGAGAATACCACTGCAACGAAACCAGGATCGTTTGATGCCTGCCATAATAACCAGTTGCCAATAAATTCTGTGGCTCCTAATTGCCTTGATTTGCATAAAACGATACCAGAATGTTTTTCTATTTGTTCTAAAAACTGCTCCTGCCAATCATACGGGGTGAATGGTATTAACTCACGCCCCGACCGTATCTGGCATTTCTTAGCAAAATCTACCCATGATAATTTCTCTTTAGTATCAGATGATTTTATTTTATTCTTTAAAAACCTGGTAGCTGATGCGGTAGTTAATGGCGTTAATAGTTCTTTTGTTGATCGTGAAGATTTCTGCATTATAATTATAGAAATTAATTAGTTAAAATATATCTATGATTATATGTGGAATTGATCCAGGTTTGAAGGGTGGAATAGCTATTATAGATGGCAATAAGGCGTTTACTTATCCTATTCCTATTTCTGGTAAAGATATTAATGTTTCGGCGTTGATTGAGACATTAAGAAGTCATAAAGTTGAGTTAGTAATATCAGAGCAGGTTCATTCTATGCCAGGACAGGGAGTCGCTTCTACTTTTTCTTTTGGCAAAGGTTACGGCATGGTGTTAGGTGCGGTGATGGGAGCGGGAATACCGTTAGAATTAGTAACACCTCAGAAGTGGAAAGGATCGGTATTGAGTGGTACGGCTAAAGATAAAGATGCGGCGATAGATTTCTGTACCAGACGTTATCCGCAGGTTAATTTGATTTTACCAAGATGTAGGAAGCAACATGATGGCATGGCAGATGCTTTATGTATTGCTCATTATGGGTTGCTGATTTATTTGAGAGATGTGGCGTAACAAGGTATAATAATCTCATTAGCGTTTTTGGCCGATTGGGGAGGCAGTGAACTCATAATTCACCTTAAGGCTGGTTCGATTCCAGTAAGACGCATTATTTTGTTAGCTTCGCCTCGTACTTTTGCCCAAATATTTCTACTCCACCGGGTTGAAATGCTAAGATTGCGACCGCCCTAGATAACTTGGCAAATAACCCGTCCATCAGGATAATAATGAGTATAAAGTTTGGTTATTTTCTCTAGGTTATAGCCAATACTTCTGAGGTAATTACAAAAACATTGTCCAACGCTAATATCAGGGACAGAACCTAGTGGCAAGGTATAACCAGAGTGTTCTAATTCGCTGATGATTGAATTGTTTAATTCTTCAAAGATTGAGAAATAACCAACTTCTATTTTTGTCCTAGCTTTGTAGTAAAGTAGGCGGTCATACCATTCAAGATTGTGCTTAAACTTGCCTGTTGTGGTTTTACCTGTTTCTAGTAACGTCTTAATATGCTGGTTACACCAAACATGAAACCTTGGACTAATCCACTGAGCGAAGGCTATCGCAACGAGAGGATGAACCCACATAGTTTTAATAGCAGGAAAACCTTTGGACTCTACAACAATAAGGGTTTTATTGTTTTCCTGAATTTCCAGGAGATCAGACTCCTGCAAGGCTTTCAGGTATTCCTTAGCATTTTCGGTTGCGATCCAGTTGTCAAACCTTGCATCATTAGCTTTTGCCATTTGGGTAGCGTTGACATACCCGTCGCCATCTCTTTGGGTTATACTGTTTCCTTGATATGATAAATTACTCATTGTGACCTCTCCATTTAGGTTACATCCCCTGTGGTCCCGGTATTCCAGTACCAACCAGCGAGGGGAATTTTTATATAAATATTTTACCATAAATATCGTAATTGCGATTCAATCTGCTAGAATAAAAAACAGTTTTTAATAACAAGAAACAGTGAAGAAAATAAAACAATTTGACCCCAATCAAATACCTACTGAGATAAAGTTAGTACCCGTAGAGGAATTAAAACTTTACCTATTGAATGCAAAAAAACATCCACAATCACAAATAGAATTACTAAAAAGATCAATTGATTTGACCGGGTTCGATCAGCCTGTTGTGGCGAATAAAAGGGATATGTCTATTATCAAAGGTCATGGTCGTTTAGAAGCGGCTATCCAAAAAGGTTGGCCGGTCGTCCCTGCGATAATAGTAGATGTGTCACCGGATGTAGCTGATAAGGCTAGGTTATTAGATAATAAATCCGCTGAGGGTGAATATGATATTGAGAAGTTGTTAAAAGAACTGACACGGTTTCAGGATGATATTGATGCTACTGGTTATGGTCGGGAGGAGTTAGATAAGTTATTGATGGAGTTGGAAAGTCAGACGGTGGGGATTGAGGTGGTTGAGAGTGAATATAATAGTGAGACCTTCGTACCAGAGGCAGAGTATGAAAGAGATGCCGAACCAGAAGGCATGGAACCAAAAGAACAAAAAGAAGGAGTCACAAAGGAAATAGACGTTGATTCTTTTAGTTTTAATCATCAATGTCCTAAGTGTGGTTTTGAATACAATGACTAATCCTCACGCATGGTTTTTGACTGATTTAAAATCAGTACCCCAAAAAGACATAAAAGTATTTTCTACTTTTGCCTGTGGTGGTGGCAGCACCATGGGCTATAAATTAGCGGGCTGTCAGATGATAGGTGCTAATGATATTGATCCAGAGATGGCATATCACTACAAACTCAATCACCATCCTAAATACTATTTTCTTTGTCCTATTAAAGACTTATTAAAAAAAAACTTACCACAAGAATTATATGAGTTAGACATATTGGATGGTTCCCCGCCGTGTTCTGCTTTTTCTATGGCAGGGAATAGGGAAAAAGATTGGGGCAAGAGAAAGAAGTTTAGAGAAGGGCAATCCGTTCAGGTATTAGATGATTTATTCTTTGACTATCTGGACTTAGTTGACCGATTAAGACCTAAAGTATCTATTGCAGAAAACGTCAAAGGAATGATTCAAGGTAACGCCAAAGGTTATGTCAAGATGGTATTTGACCGATACAAAGAGATTGGTTATAGACCACAATTATTTCTTGTTAATGCTGCTGACTGTGGGGTTCCCCAAAAGAGAGAACGGGTATTTTTTATTGCTATTCGGAATGATATTTCTGTTGACAAGTTGGTATTAAATCCTAAACATAGGTGGATTAGTGCGGGTGAGGCTACTAGTGATTTACAGGTTTTGACTCAGGATGAGATAGAAGAAACGCTATTCTCAAGTAACTACGACAAAAAATACTGGCATTTAACAGAAGAAGGAGAAGACTATTCGTTTGGAGTAACACGAAACGGAGAGACCAAGAGAAAATTATTTCACCATGTCAAGTTAAACAGCAAAAAACCATCTTACACTTTAGCCTCTGCCTATGATTCATTCAAACACTGGAGCAGTCCTAGAAGACTAACTTTCAGAGAATGGAAACGCCTAGGCTCCTTCCCCGACGATTACCAAGCAAGAAACGACAAAATAGGCAAATACATTATAGGAATGTCAGTACCGCCAAAAATGATGTATGAAGTGGCTAAAGCAGTTATTGAGCAATGGTTGACATAAACAAATAACGACCAGGTCCCCCTAGTCGTTATTAAAATCATTCCATCAATTCTCTTATTAATTGGTTAAGCCAATCAGACCTAGTTACCCCCTGATCTAAAGCTAAACTACTTAAAAACTCTTTACACTCCGGCTCTAGGGTGAAGGATACTTTCACTCTAGCGGCGGAGCCTTTCTTTTTGGCTCCAGAGTTGGGGCGGGGTCCCCCACGGTTTTCTGTTTTCTTTTTCATATTTTATTAGTGAATACCGGACCGGGTGAGGGTCCGGGTGATATACCTGCTAGAAGTTGTATTGATCATCTGGTTCAGGACATTCAGGCAAAAGAATATTCTTGTCTAGTCCGTCCAGTAAGTTCCAGAAATTGCCTGTAAGTTGATTTCTTTCAATCAACCTAGCAATCCCAATCAATTCAAATTTGCCTGGGTTGTGGTCCGATGCCAACAGCCGAAGGTGAGATGTCTTCTCTATGTCTAACTCAATGATGTCATCATCGGGACCGTGAATAGATTTTAGGCGGTTAAGCAGGATTACTTTAATACCTTTATTTGACAAGTATTTCTCTAATTTCTTGGCTTTATTTGCTAAAGCGTCTCTTCCTATTGTTGGTTTCATTTTTTGTCCTTTGTATTTAATATCTACATTTCCTATACTAGATTAATACTTTTGAATTGTCAATACATTTTCAAAGATATTTTAAATCTTTTTTGGGTTCCTTTGTTCTCAATGGTTTCATGGTAAAAATAAAATAAGCCCGTCCTGTTTCGGGAGGGCGGGCCAGCGAGAATTAGATCAGTGATTTAACCTGCCATATATTTCTTCAGTGCGTCGCATGGCTTAATTCCACACTCCATATAAGCGGTTTGATTACCCGCCAAAATCCAACTCTAATTGTTTAGGTTCCGGGTTATCTATCGCCTCTAATATCTTGTCAATACTTAATACCTGAGTCATCGCTTCTGTGCTTCTGTTCTGGAGTTTATCTATCGCCGATGCAAGGGAATTAAAATTACCAATCTGTTTTAATTTACTAAGTCCTGCCACCTCTTCGTCCTTCACTTCTTTGATTAGGTCTGCTGTTAACTGGCATAACTGGATCACTATACCTGTCTGAAAGTTGGCAATAGTTTTCTGTTTATCTTGCCACTCCTGTAATTCCTGTAGGTGTTTATCCTGCCAGACCTGATCGACTACATCCTGAGAATGAATATCAACGAACTGAAAAGCCTCTGACATTGACTGCCATTCTTTGCTATTAGCCCAACGGGAAATAGTGGCGATAGATACACCAAAAAGACTGGCTAACTTTTGGTAATGCCAGATTTTCGGGTTTTTGAAATGTAATATCGCACATTTTCTAATGCGGTCTTTAGCCACTATTTCCCCTTCTGTTTATTATTCCTTAATAATTATATTAATCTCTAATCACAGCTTTTCCGTTTAAAATATCCTCTAACTTTACTTTTCCGGTTGCCATGTCTTTACCAGAACGAACCGAAGCACCTTTTGTATAATTATTTTTAGTTCCCGTTGGTGTTCCCATTCCTATATTATTATTATCAGATTTAAAACAGGAGCTGTAAGATAATGACTGTTGGATGCGTTGCATTTTCCCCGCCATAGTCAAAGGCACTCCTTGAGCGTCGGTTTCTATGTTCCCGTTTTTATCCACAAAGAATATCTCATCGTTTTCCTCTTTAACAGAAGACATTATTTTTAATTCAACGTTCTCATAGGGGCTATCATCTGAGTTTTGCATATTCAGAACTTGAGGATCGCTCGGTAAAATACCGCCCGCTTTTACAAATTCAGTGAAAATAGCTTTTTTTAATTCAGCATTTTTTCTCTCTTTTCTCTCATTAGCGGCCGCCGCTTTTAGTTCTTCATTCTCTCTTTGCAATCCTGATACTACTTGTTTAGCCGCTTGTTGATAAGCCAAATCAGGAGATTCTGATCTTTTCTCTTGTGGAGTAACAACATCAGGAGTAACTGGTTTATCACCACCCAAAGAAAACAGTTCAAACTGTTGTTGTAATTGAGCTAACTGCTTCTGCTGTGCGTCCTGCTGTCTTTTTAACTCTTTATTTTCCTTTTCTAACTGTTTACCTCTATTTCTCTCCTTGATCATCGTCAATTTAGTAACTTCTAATTGTTCCTCCAGGGAACGCTCGGCGGGTGCTTCTTCTAAGTTAGAATCGTCGGCTATTTGATTTTCTTCCATAGTGTTTTAATGTTATGATTTATCAATGATTATAATACATAAAAAGGTTATATGAGCGATACTAACAAAGATTTTCCCAATTATGAATCACTATTTTATCGTGAGATACACAAGAAATTAGAGTTTGTGGATGATATGTACGAGGGTCGGAGTGTTTGGTATTCTCCGCTTGAGGGTATTTATAATGGCGAAAAAATTATGCGTTATCTCCCTAGAGAGTCAGGGGAGCCTAGCGATCAATATCATAAACGAATAGCTAACTCTTATTTTCGTAATGTATTTAGAGATTCAATCCAAAGTACAGCCGGGTTCCTAAACTTTGTATTAAATGAAGACGTATTAGAGTCACTGTTAGAACATAAAGACAATATAGATGGTAAAGGGAATAGTATTGAGGTCTTTTTTCAACAAGCTGATATTGCATCTTTAAAGCATGGATTTTGTTTGATTCTAATAGATTACCCTACCGAAACGCCTAGCACCTTATATGAATCAAGACAGTTAGGACGACGACCTTATTTAGTATTGATAGAGAGAAAAGATATTCCTAATGCTAGAACGAACCCTAATCTCCAATCAAGAGATAATCCAATCACTCAGTTAACTATTGAGCAATCTTTAATAGTAGAAGACGGACCATTTGGGGAAAAGGTAGTAGAACAATACCGGGTAATCGGCGATCAATGGTATCAGGTCTGGCAGGAGGAAGAAGACACTGAAACCCCTGTGTTAATAGAAGACGGCAAATATTCCCTGCCAGTTATGCCTATCGTTGTCTATTCTCTCACAGGATTATCTCAGGACCCGCTAGTGTCACCTATTCCACTCTATGATTTAGCTGAGATGGAATTACAGCTATTCCAAAAATCAAGTAATAAAGATGACCTTATCCACAAATTATGTCCGTTCCTTCAGATAAAAGAATTAAGTCCGGGTGCTTTAGGGGATGAAGAAATAACTATTGGCTCCAATATGTACATCAAGAATTGTGAGGCATCATTTATCTCACCCGGTCCTGAAGCTATCGGTCCGATGCAGAATGACATTGATAAATTAATTGAGGCGATGAGGTTAAAAACTTTGGCGTTTCAGACTGGTAATGCTAGGACAGCCACAGCCACAGCCACAGAGATTAGTCGTGACACTGCATCGTCAGAAGCTAACTTGGTTAATATGGCAAAAAACAAGGAGTCAGCTATTCAGTCGGTATTTAATATCTGGGCGTTATGGGAGAACAAACCAGGTAAAGGCGGGACGGTTAAGGTTAATTCTGCTGTACTAGAAAAACAAATTGACTTAGCTAAAGCGGAGTTATACAGAGGGTTAAACGATAAAGGTATCATCAACACAGAACAATATTTATCTTTATTGAAAGAGGGTAAATGGTTGCCAGATAATTTTGATTTAGAAGAGAAAAAAGAAGTCTCGCCATTGGCTACTGATTTAATTCCCTGGTATGACTTATTGCTTAAATATGGTGTACTTACTCCCCAGTCTGTAGCCAAGGGGATTAGTGAGGGATTGGATTTGCCGACTATTTTGGGGAAGGTAGAGAGTCAGGTGGGTGGGGTTGATTTAGTGGAAATACCTGTCGATCAGAATGGGGTCGAGGTTAATTAGTCACAAAAAAGGAGTCCAGAATATTTACTCAAAGGGACTCTTTTTTTGCTAACGTTTGGTCCAAAATACTAAATAATTAATCTCAACTTTAAAAAACACCCCGACCTATGTCTGATTTCATTCGCCACACCAGCGGATCGCATAATCCTATATCTGACATAGCTTTGACGGCTGACAAAAAGTGTATTTAGCCAGAACAGGTTAAAAAGTAAAGAAATGAAACGCCGACGGGAAAAGTACATCCTAGCCGTCGGTATTCGTTGCGAATAGCCTTCATTCACGCACCCGCCGGATCGCTAAAAGTGTTTCTAGTATTAAATCCTAGGGATGACAGAAAATGCTTTATAATATATATACCAAATCTGTAAGAGAGAAAAAGAGAAATCATCTATTGGCCTAATGTAATTATTTAATCTTTGGGCCGGTCGAGTAAATTCTCTAGCAAGGAAATTACCCACGCTGTCCAGCCAAAAAAGAGGACATACCCTAAACCAATCGGAATTGGGTAGTGATGAACGTTGGTTAATTCAAAGACGACCCAAAGGAAAGTAGAACACTCGATCATCTGGCAATAGGAACAGCCGGTTAATTCTTTCAGGATTGGGTGTAGATTTGCGAGATAAGCCCTTTGATTGTCGAATAACTTGTATTCCCACATCAGCCACCTTAGACCGTAGCTACAGACAAATAAATCAAACATTCTCTTTTTGGGCTATTAACTTGGCCAACTCAACATACAAAATATCAACTTCATCCTGAGTAAGGATGACTTTACCTCCGTAATCATCGGTTAACCTGACATTGCCAGCGGCGGTCATGCTTAACTCAGGGCAACAACTGCCACGACGGCATAATTTAATTGGAGTAGTAATATTAATCATAATTAGTAGTAAATCCGTAATATCTAAGAGTGTGCATAGCCTGTGAAAAATTTAAGCCCAAATATTCTGCCGTCTCTTCGTCAAAAGGATTTTTAACCTCTTGACCGGCAAGCACAACCCAATACCCGGCAGGACCACGAAAGAAAACTTGACTATTAATAAAGTGTTTAAATTCTTCTTTGGTGGGAATAGATGCCAGGTAAGATTGCAATATTTCTATTTTACTAAGTTTCTTTTTTCTCATATTTAGGTACGCTAAATCCTAAGTATTTCAATGTTATCAACGATTCTTTAATATCCTTTCCTAGATACTCTCCTTCATCTCCCCAATGTCTAGCTTCGACCGGCATAGCCCACCCACCTTTCCTTGGGCGGTATTCTGCTTCAAAAAGCCAGTTATCGTTATCTTCATCATAATATTCACTGTCAGGATCAGCTTGGTTGAGAATAGATTGTAATAATTCAGTCTTATTCATGGCGATAACTTAGCCTTCCCTAATCTATTTTTCTGATACCATTCAGCCACTTGCGGGACCCACTCTTGAAAGTGATTCCACATCAGCTGACACAATATTTGTATTTCTAATTGTGCATCTTTTTTAGATCGTAAATCCAAAAAGTGCATGAGACTACGGCAATTAAAACTAACAACAAAGTGTTGACGGTAGTCAAAAGGTAGTTTACCTCTGGCGTGTTCCTCAGACATTCCATACTCATTAATATCTTTATAATATCGTTTAGCTGATTCCATGCACCACAGCAGATCATTTACTCTTTGTTCTTCTGAGTAATGATACTTTTTGCCACTCCGATCAGAATAATCACCGACGGGTCTCAGGTAGAATACTGATTCAATATCTTTATCGCCGGTGGCAACTTCTAATACTTGGTCTGATGTATATCGAAAACTTTGCACATCAAAACTAGCTATCCTATGTCTGGTAGCCTGTTGCATGACTGAGTGAGGGAAGTACCCACAATTTAAAATAATATTAATATGCTCCAGAGGACCCCAATGTCCTCTATCGCCGGCTAATAATCGGTTGACAATTATTTCCCCACACTTTTCCTCGCTAGGGATTGATTCGTTAATAGCCACTAATTCAGATGAATAATCCTGGTGCATTGCTAAGTATGCGGATTGTTGTGGATTAACCGTCTTAGCTATCACTTGGACGGTAAAATATTTATCGGTGATCATTTGTTAAAATCAAAATACCTACCACTATTTTAATACAGTGATAGGTACTAATCAACCTAACCTAAAAGAGGGAACCAAAATGAAACTATCCACTATTATTTTATCATCAATTATTGCTTTAGTCCCGTTGAATGTTTTGGCACAAGGAAATTGGCAAGGATACCCTCAATGGGCAAGGCAACGGTCTAATCCGCCTCAGTTTGTAGTAGTAGGGGATGACTCGATAGATGTGTTTTTAGTTGATAAAAAATTGATCCCTCTAGGTAGTGATAAATACGGTTTTATCACTAGAGAACAAAGAAAACAAAGAAGTAAGTCTTTGTCGTTTGACTATCATGAGTTTTATGGTGTCATGTCTTGTAGTACTGGAGAATACGACTTAATTGGCTTTGTAACAGGTGACAGTAGGGGCGGAGTAGAATGGTATAAATATTCTCCAGACCCCTTATGGCGTTCAACTACATTGCCGGATTCTCGCCATATAGATTTTATTCATAGACGAATTTGCCCTAAAAGTTAAAATCTATTTTTATTCGCTTTTGCCAAATCAGTTAACACTTTTCTGGCATCGCCTGTCGGGTCGCTAGAAATAATAGTAACGCCACCATAATTAACGTTAGTAGTATTCTGTTGAATCCCTGGTCCTGTGGGTCCTCCTGGTCCTACGGGATTATTTGCGTATTCTGGAGTCGCTTTTGGCGTTGTATTTTGGCTTGGCTGTCCTTCTGGTACGACTACAGATTTAAGGGCTGTGATCAAATCTTGCATCGCAGTGGTATTTTTTCTGGTAGCATCGTTAGCGTCTATCAATAGCTCATTGTTTAAGTCTAATGGCTGATAGGTTGCTTCTTGTGTCTCAGGAATATTGGCTATATCTATTTTCCCAGGTGTAACATCTTGGGCAATGTTTCTAAATAGATTATCAGTGCTACCACCTTTAAGCATAGCCTCTACTTCCCTATTCAAATCAAAACTAGGTGCATAGCCAAAACGTTTAGGTTCTCCTGCCAATAACTCATCCACACTTTTTCCAGCAAATCGAGGTGTTCCAGGATATTTAGCGGGGTCTCCTTCTGGTTTGTAACCTGCTTCTGCACTACGTCTTCTGGTTTCATTAATAGCATTAGCGTTGTCTATCTCTTGGTTATATCGCTCCATTGACTGATTAACACCTAATGCAGACTCGGCACTTTTACGTCTGTCCGCAATCCCTGTCAAGTTTGATGTGGCATCTTTTACTGCTTGATTAGCGTCCGCTTCGTTTTCTGTCCCCTTAGCCTGTAAAGCCAACATCTTAGCCTGAAGAAGAAGTGCCTCGCCTTGCAGTTGCAACTTATCAAACTCTATCTGCAATAAAGTCTTTTGCATATTCTGTTCAGCGAGTAAAGAGTCCATCTTTTGATTAGCCAATGTCTCTTCTAATCTTAGTCGCTCAGAGTACATCTTTTTAGGGTCTATATTTTTAAGGTTATCAATACCTGTGTTAGCTTTTAATTGTTCCTGCAATTCCTTCATTAAGATAGGATTTTCTGCTGGATCAGTGACTTTTTCTGTGCCGTTAATTTGATCAAACAAATCAATGCCACGGTCTATGATACCGCCCCGTTTTTCTAGTACATTAGTCTTTGCACTATTGATAGCTTTATTTAATTCATTGATGCTATCTAACCGTTCTTTCTGTTTATCCAGGTATGAATTAGCCGTTTTTAATTTGCTATTAATCGTGTCCTGAATCTTGGCATATTTCTCAGCCTCTAACGTCCCTTTATGCTCTAATGCTAACTTTGTTCTTTGGGTGTCATGTAACCGAGACATTGACTGCCCCTGTTGCAATACAACTGAAAGGCTCTCGTTAGCTAGACTCAACTGTTGCTGTGCCAGGGCAATAGCATCGCTATTACCTGATTGATTAGCTATTAACGCAGTATTTTTAGCCTGTAATACAGCCAATCTACTTTCGTTTTCGGCTTTCCGTTGACCTAATATTTCTCTTTGTTGTTCTATCTCTAAATTACGGACATTGGCTTTTAATTCGATACCTAATGTTTTCAATCGTTTAGAGGCAATAGCGTCATCAAACTGAGAGCGAGACTTAACAGATTCAATGGATGACGAGCCTATTTCATCGCTTAAAGTTTTAACTCTCTCCATTGATACAATCTCATTCTCTAAACGTTTCTTAGTTATTTCGACTAAAGCCTGTTGTATCTTATGTTGAGAGTCAATTACGTTCAACTGGTTTTCAATTGCTTTATTCTCTAATTGAGTGGCGTTCAACATCTGTTTTTTGTACTCTAGCGACTGGCTTAATAGATTCAATCGTTTAGTTAAAACAGCCTCGTTTAACTCTTGTTCTGTCGCTAATATCTTATCTTGTAGGTCTTTGGTGGGGTTGAGAATACCTTTCATCCCCACAAGTTTGCTTGTTAAAGATGTAATCTGTTGGTCCTGACCTGTATTAGTTTCTTGATTGTTAAAGATAGAGCTAGTTAAGTCGCTAGTCCCGCCTGATACTAACATCCCACTTAATTGTTCGGGATTGTTTATCTTCGCCTTAATTGCATTTAGTTTATTAAGTCTATCTTGTTTTTCTAAAGACTTTTCAATAATGCTTATCTTTTCTTGTTCATTGGCTTTTAATACAGCCAATTCTTGTTCGGCTACCGATTGATTAGCTTGTGCAATTTCCAGGTTAATAGTACGTAATCTTTCTTGGTATTTCTCGGCAGATAATTCTTTTTTAGCGAATGCTTTTTGTACTTGAGATAAAGAATCTTGTGCTACATCTACCGCCTTCTTAGCATTGTCTAAACCTATTTCTGCGGATTGACGGTTAATAGTAGAATCAGATACTTGCCCCGACATTTGAGATTGTGCTAATTGAGTTAATGCTTCAGCGTTTAATATGGCATTTTTATTATTAGATACATCTCGCATTCTATCCAACATAGCCAAACGATAGTCTTCAATCGCCCGCATCCGTGCCATTTCTGCTGTGGCTAATTGAGATTCTTGCTGTGCCTGAGTGATTAATAATTGGCGTTTCTTTTGGATGTATTCATTTAATAATAAAGGACCTTTTCCTCCCGCATAAGCCTCTTCTAATTCAGACAACTCTGATTTAGTGTTTTTAAGTTGGTTTTGTATTTCTACTAATCCATTTTTGGCTTGAGCTAATGACTCGTTATTGGTTAAGAACTCATCAGTCCTAAACTTACTAATAGAGTTTTGTGTGATAGCTTTTGTTCTGCCAGAATTAGCTATCTCTGTATTAGCATCACGACTTTCTTTGATTCGTTGTAATGCGTTCATTCTGGCTTGAGATACAGCCCTAATATAGGCTATCTCTTGCTCAACTAATTGTTGTTTTAGTTGTGCGTCTTCTGTTAATAACGCCCGGCTCTTAGTTGTATATTGTTCTAAACTTTCCTTCCCTTCAAAGTAAGCCTGTTTTAGGCTCTTCATTGCTAAGGCATTATTTTCTATGTCTTTTTGTACCTTAATATATTGCATCCCTGTTGCCTTCACATTAAAAGCATCCTCTGCCCCTAAATCAGACCGTAACCCTCTAGCCAATACGTTATTTGCTCCGGTCATAGCATTGCTTAGATTGCGTTGGTCTAATTGTTTTATTTCATCTATAGCATCTTCGTAGATGGCTAGATAGTGGGCTTGTCTGGCTTGCCTGATATTGTAAATATCATCTACAGATTGTTTTTCTAAGTCGAGGTTTTTTAACTTTTCTTCTCTCAACGCTGCTTCAGAATCTAGTGCCTGTTTTAACTTCTCTTGCCCCTCACCGCCATATAACTCTGCTAGTTGTGTTATTTCCTCACTTGTTAATTTTCTCTTTTTAATAGCCTCTTGATTGGCGATCAATTGATCTGCTGATGCCTTTGTTGGATTTAATGCCAAGTCTTCTTCTAGTTTTGCTATAGTAGATTTTCTTTCTTTTAACATCCGCTGAGTGTGGTTATAGTTTTCCTCCGCCGTTCTTAGTCCTGTATTTGTAGTATTAAATCGGTCAGTACTAAATCCTTTTACCTGTGCTTGGGCTATGCCTTTTAGCTTGCCAGTATGGATCTCTCCTATTCTCTTTTCGACAGAAGAAAATGCCACACTCAATTCCATCAATGCCATAGCTAACTTTTTAGTATTACTAATAGCACCTGATTTAGCCGTAGCTTCTGCATAAGAGTCAAGTGTCTTTTTAGTGTTAGCTATTTCCGCTCTGACCAAACTAATACTAGATTTATCCATACCTGGTTTTTGCAATAAAGCGTCGGCTTCTTTTCTGATCTTTTCATCTGGAGATGATTGGTTTATTAATGCTTTTTCATAATCACTAATTATTTTTTCATTATCTTTTAATGACTGTTTTAAACCCTGTTCGGAGGCATCTAGTGGATTAATTAAATCCTCTTTGTTTTTCTTTAATCCTTTTATTTCCTCTGATATTGCCTTAGCTGTATTAACATCAGCAGGGTCTAAGATTGCTTTTTTAGCCTCTAATAAACTAATTTGTTTATCTATATCAGATATTGTTTTTAATACCCCTGCACCGCTGATATTGTAACTTTCTAATGCTGACTGAATTGGCTTAAAGAAAAGACTGTCTGATTGTTCTTGTCTTTCCCCTCTCATTATCATATCTCTATAGGTGGCTTCTTGTACCCCGCTAATGTTAACGATATTGCCCGTGTTAAAGTTTTCGTACATTGCATCAACTTCTTCTGGTGTCATCTCAGCTTTTCCTTGCCGTTTTCTTTTCGCATTCAGTCTCTTGATAACGTGTTGAGCTTGGTCGGGGTTTATAGATAAAAAGTCAGTTATCCAGTTTCCTGTTTTAGTTATCTTGTTTCTATTTTCTACCTCTGGCAGCACTACCTTTACGTCCTTAGAAGAAACACTTTCCATTGCCTTCTTTACTCTCTTTGCGTTTGATTCAACGTTGTCAGCCCACACTTTATACACACTATGTTTGTTGCTAAACTGCATTTCCCATGCCTCTATCATCTTAGTAGCCTGACTCATGACCGCCCATGCCACTAATGCCTGTGCCATTATCACTGCGATACTTTTCGCTATTCCCATTAAAAATGCCTTCAGCGATATTCCTGTAGTAGTTAGATAAAGTGTTACCCCAGCCCCAAAAAGACTAATAGATTCGGCTAATGTTTTTAAAAGAGCAACTGTTCCCACAAATTTAGCCAACGGCCAAGCACCTATCAATCCAGAGACAAGCTGATTTACTACTGTCATTTTCAGTAAGCCAAAAACGAATTTCCCTGCTTCGATTCCCGCTGATGCTATTCTTACCCCAAAGTCAAAAAGTGGCGTTAACGCTTTTCCTGCAGCTAATTGAACTTCTGTCACTTGGTTTTTCAGCCTATTTAAGTTAGCAATAGATGTAGTCACCTGCCCCTCAGCAAAAGCAGACTCTTTTATTAGCTGAGGCCCAAATAGTGTAATAAACTCATTAGCTGTCAATTTACCTGTTGACATCAACTGATACAATTCTTTTTCAGTCATTTTCATTGCCCTAGCCGCCGACTGAAAAGCACCTGGTATTCTTTCTGCTAACTGCCCTCGTAATTCCTCCGCTGATACAACGCCTTTACCTGCTATCTGTGCTATAGCATTAATAGACCCGTGTATCTGCTCTGTTGACAATCCAAACGTTGCCCCCATCCTGACAATACCCTCGATCATATCGTCTGTGACCTGTCCTTCCATTGGAGTTAATCGAGTGGCAGCTGCTAACTGATTATACGAACCAACTAAAGGAGTGATTTCTACCCCGACACTGTTAGCCAAGTTTCTTAATTCCTCTAGCTTTTTAGCCCCCTCTTTTGTTCCTCCCGTGATAAACTCTAATGTTTTCCCTAATACCTGAAACTCTTGTGCCACCTTAATAGATGCCATCCCCATTTCTATTAATTCGTCTTTGTAGTCACTAATTAACTTAGCGGCTAAAGCTATTTTTGCTACAGACCAAATCTGTGCGGGACGGAAAAATCCTGGTTTATCCTCAGACCCCCAGGCAGAGTCTCTCACGAATTTAACAGCAGGTCTCGCACGTTTTTTTACATATTGACCAACAGGCGACTCCGCTACATACTTTACGATAGGGGAATTTCTTATATTTTCCTTGATGCTTTCCATCCCACCAAATAACTTTATGAAGTCAGGTTTAGCTATAAACTCTTTTATGCCTTTTGCACTTTCCTTCAGAAAAGAGAATATGCCTGTCGCTGTCTCACCTAGTACCTTCCCAAAAGGAGTATTAAGGAACATCAAACTTAACTTTCTAAAGTCCCCTGCTATCGTCCCAAATATAGTACCAAGAACATCCATGATGTCAGACCCAAAAGCTCTCAATAGAGGTGATTCAACTACCTCTCTCGCAATCACCGCAGCTTGTGATGCCAATACAATGCCCAACCCGGTGATGGGGGCGATAATCATAAACAATCCTTGATATATCTTACTAAATGATGCACCTAGTAATTTACCAGCACCTTTGACCGCCGATATGACTTGCAAATTATCTAGTGTCTTGTATAAACCTTTTGCCCCGTCAACAAGTTTCCTTCCCCCTTCTGTTTTACTGAAAAACTCTTCTGCTTTTTTCAGTGTTTCTTTTACTTTATTTGGCATCCACTCATGAACAAAAGAGTCAAATCCCTTGACGATAGCATCGTATGTTTTAGAGGATTCAAAGGTTTTCTTTGCTACTTCTGCCGATTGTTTTGACTGCATCAAATAAGCAAATTGAACGGTCTCCAAATCTTTGAAGTCCATTTTGTCTATCATTATCTTGTCCCAAATAGCGTCTAAGTTCAACTCTTTCATGAACTTATCAGCCAAATATTCTTCAGCTATTTCCGTCAGTTCTGCTAGTTTTTCCGGTGCTAGTTCTGATGTTCTATCTGCATACTTCCTTAAGTATTCTTCTACTTTTTTAGGTGACAATTTCGACGGGTCTATCTCTTCAAAAGAGTTTTTCTTTTTCCTGTCCTCTCTGATTTCTTTTATTTTTTGACCGGCTCTTGTATTTGCCAATGGATCAACTATTCTGTTTTTGCCAAAGGTGGCTAAAGGTTTTCCTACTCGGTTTTTAACTAAGTTACCAGCGGCTCGACCGGCTCTTCGGGTTAATGATTTCTGTTTTTTTATTTCATTTAGTCTTTCATTGTTTTCAGCGTAAAACTGTGCCACAGCATCAAGAGGATTCCCTTTTGTATTTTTCATTTTCTCTTGTCTGTTTAAACTCCAGCTGCCAGAGTTCATGTAAAACTCTATTATTCCTTCTGCTTCATCTTTTGTTACTTTCGCTTGTTTAAGTAATTCTTTTATTTTTTTCTTATAGTCTTCTGGATTATTTGATTTAACGTCTAGCATGCTATTCTGTATGTGATTTGCTAACCACTCCACATTCCCAGCCCTAACATCTTGGAATATATCAAACATTTCTTTTCTGTCAGTAATTCCTATAGCCTTCAACTTCTCTTCGTATTGCTTAAAGAATTTTCTATCAGGTAAGAACTTTAATGATATTTTTTTCCCATTCTTGCTGACTTCTCTGGTGTGGGCTAAAGTCTCATCATCCATTTGACTTAGCAACCGACTAAGAGGCGATCTTTTCTCTACGCTATTTAGCTTTTCTCTGTCTCTCTTTCCTTTTTTTGTTTTTGCCCACACATCTATATAGGCTGAATTACTGGCCAATATTTCTGTAAAAGAAGGTCGTCCTTTTGTCTTTTTGGTTGGATTTGATTGGGCTACGACGCTAGTCTCTTCTTGTGCTTCTTTGTATCCATCTACGATCTGAATCAATGAATCAGTCAACGTATTTATGTCTGCACTAGCCAACCCATCCTCCAACTCCAATAATGGTTTTGTATCTATATTTGCTATAGTGCTACCGACTCTATTAAATACCCATGCTATTTCATCCCATGATTTTTCTATTGCTTCTGTTGTGTCATCAAGAGACTCTAAGACAGGAGAATTGTCAATAACAACAGATGCAAAAGCGTCAGAGATTTCTTCTACTATAGAGTTAGCGTCCTCCAGTATCTGTGTGAATTCCAAGTCTTCTATTGCTTTATCCCAATCTTTTAACTCTCTTGTTAGACTCTCTGCAAACGCTTTAGTCCGTTGTTTTTCAATCTGTTTTAATGCCATCATAATAGCAGGCATCCCGGTTAGTCCCTGTGGTTTTACCGGGGTTTGGCTTTGCTCTTTTAAAACTCCTTTCTTTTCCCATTTAGCGTCCATCTCCTGATCTGACAGTTTTGCTATATCAGAAAGCCATTCCTTTTCTTTTTCTTCTATCTCTTTTGCGATTTCCTCAAAATCAGGAGACTCCTCTAAGCCAAGCATACTTTCAATGCCGGCCCTGCTTCTTGTTTTTTCAACAAAACCAGCCGATTGTCTCGCCCTATTTCGATCAGCGTTCTGAAGTGATTGCTTTGTCTTCTTCTCTAATATTTGATTCGTAGCAGAGACTATCCCCGTGAAGGTCACTAATTCTTTCTTTGCCTCCTCATTTGCCATCCGTATTTCTTCTTCTTTTCTTTTTACCCCCGCAAAAGTTTTTTCTATCTCCTTCATAGACGCATCTACTTCTTTTGATCCAAAGTAATCTCCAGGCAAATAATCAGGGTCTTGTGTTCTTTGTTTATTCCTGTTGTACAACAACTTAAATGTGGTCTCTAGTGTTTTGGCTAATCTTACATCGTCAGACGCTTTTCTTTGGATTAATATATTGGCAACTTCTTTCAATGTAGGGACACCACTAGCCATTTTTTCTTTGAATGGCGGAAAGATTACGTCAGGACCTGGTTCGGTTAATGCCGTAGGCAAAGGTTCTCTTTTTTTTAAGGAATTAGAGACTTGAGATAGAGATGGTATTACATTCTTTTTCTCGACATATTGAGAGAGATCAGATAAAGAGGGGATACCTTTGTTATTTCGTCCGTACTGTTCTTCTTTCTCTACTATTTCTTTCTCTATCTCAGCCGGGTCAAAATTAGACGTTAGACTATTTATATCTGCGGATAAATTTGAACTCCTCTTAGCATCTACGTCCCGTAAATAAGATGCCAGGGTAAACATCTCTTTATTTTTTTCTATCTGACGATTTGTTTGTTCTAATATCGCCGCCATCTTATCCTGTATAACAACAGCCACCTCATCTAAAGACGACAACCCTTGTATTAAACCGGCCCCTATATTCTCGCCTATTTCTTCAAATTCACCGGCTGGAGAGTGAATATCTAAGCTGTCTTTTGTAGCTTCTGTTATTGTGTCGCCAATCAACATCCCCATGTCAGCTACTTCGTCTATATCTATACCTGACTCCAGACCTTGCGTGATATTTTTTCCTACTTCGGCTAAAGAGTTAAATAAAACGCCACTTTCTTTTTTGAATAATGCTTCTTGTTTTTTTGTAGCAGCCTTCTCTAATGTGCCTGCTGGCAACATTTTTGATACTCGTTTAATATTGCCTCTCAGGTGAAGCAAATAACCCTGTAATTGCTTTGACGCTGATGGCGAAAAGACATTCTCTCTTTGTTCTTTCTTGATTGCCTCAATAGCTTTTTGGGCTTCTTCAATTATCTTTAACCCTTTCTCTGTGTCGTCCGCAGGAATACTTTTCATCCCATGTAGCTGTTTATCTACAGACGACTCCATCCCATGCAGTAAGTCCAAGATATATGCTTCTTTTTCTTTTGTGACAGGAGCCATATCTTTGCGTCCTTCGGCCTCCAGTATCGCATTATCTATTTCTTCTGTGCTTCTTTCTAATATTTTTTCGATGTATAGTGCTTTGTTTTTTTGCTGATTAATGCCTAACTGAAAAACAATATCTTTTAATTTAGGAATAGTCCTTTTTTCCAATTCTTTTTTATATTCTTCTAATACTTTTCCTGCTTGCGAATCCGGGAGTGATGAGGCATCTTTTGCTTTTGGTGCAACCCCTACCTGCACCTTAGACTGCATATATTCTCTTATAGTTTGCCCTCCTAGGTATTCATCAGTTGAATGTCCTGGTAGTCCACCACCTGTTGATTCAAGTGGCAACCCTGGAAATCTAACAGAGCCTTGATTAAATAACCCTACTTTTGCCACCGCATCATCTAGTGATAAAACAGATTCAAAGTTAGGGTTGTTAGGGTCGGGAGCATTCTCGACAGGTTTCGCTAATCCCATTGTGGCCGTACCATAAGACAGCCCGCTTATAGTAATATCTCGACCAAGCGAATCTTTTATTATTTTGACTAAATCAATTGTATTAACAACTTCTATTATTTCCCTGGCTATTGCCCCTCCAAGGCTATGAGCCACTATTGTTACGTCTTTTAAATCCGGGTTGTCTTCTACCGTTTTTACTATGTCTGCAATTACTTCAGTCGTTAATGACGAATAATTAGTTAGGTTCGTATTTAAAGCACGATAAGCATACTGAAGGGCATTGTCATTCTTTCCTCCTTTTAGTTTGCTATCCCGATCTAACTCTGGAGACGTTCTTATATTTAATGCTTGGTTCTCTGTGTCAGTCAAGGACTCTATTTTTTTCTGCAATGCTTCGTCAGGTTCTATACCAAACCCAGGCAAATAAACCACTACACCTGGTTTCCCTTCTGTATTAAAACCTTGTGCCGTTTCTTTTTTATCAACCACCTCTTGTATGGTATTTCCTATCTGTTTTTTTCTGGTTTCAGATACTGTCTTGCTAAATACTTCACTCGTTTTTTGGATAGCCTGCTCTAACGTAACAAAAGCTGTCCCTGTCTTTTCGCTCCTTTGCTTTATTGATCTATTCAGCCTGTTTAGTGTTACTGACAACCCATCTGCTACTTTACTAACAGATGACAAGTCTAAATCTTCATTCCCTCCATCTTGTAGCTGAGATAAAAACTCTTTTAGCTTGACCCTGTACGCAGTAAGAAAGTTGTCTATGTCATCTCTGTTCTCTTCTGTTGCATCAACTATGTCGCTAAAAGAATTAGATAACTCGTCTAATTGAGCAAAACCTTCTACTTGACTTGCTGTACTTGTTAATCCATCAAGGACTCCGTTTATAGCCGACTTCAATTGAGAGAAAGATTGCCTTGACTCTACCGCCAATTCATGTATAGACCCTGAAAAATCAGACGAGTCACTTGTCGCCGAAACAAAAGCCAATTTAATTGTCTCAAAGGCTTCTTTTGCATTCTTTTCAAACTCTGGGGTTTTGATTAACTGCGTCACTTGCCCAGCGTATTCATCAGCCCTTTTTTGTACCTTGTCAAAATTATCAGGCACGTTCCCCATTCCCATTAGTCTTAATGGGACCTCTGCTTTTCTTACCGCTCTACCTGCTTTTTTAAGGACGCTAGACGTTATCTTGTTCCCCATCATATCAATACCTTCTTGGAAGAAAGTATTGTAAATAAGACCTTGTGTTGCGGCCGTTTTTACTTCTTTTATTAAACTATATCTAGCTGATTTTTTAACCTGGCTACTTATTTGTTTTGACGACTGCTCTGATGTTTTCTGGAATACACTAGAAATATCTCGATGCCCTTTCTCTAATATATTAGAAATATTGCTTAATTTGTTACTAGAAGTAGATAGCGTATTACTAGAACTCTTATCTATTGTTGAAGATAGATTTCTTAAGTCTCTTTGTAAAGACTCAAACCCCTTTGAGTTTATATTACCAATAGCGTTCATGCTATTAGACAATCTATTCGATGTGTCGGCAAATGGTTGGACTTGATTGCGAGACGTTGGCTGTGATTGCCTTTGCTTTGTACTACCTTGTTGCGTAGCGTTATATTTTACATCAACATAAAAAGATGTACTTTTAATCCTTTCGTGTAAATCTCTTAGGGCTTCCTCTATTCCCTCAAGGTTTAACTCAACAGCAATCTCAACGCCACCTACCATAACCATAATTACCAACTCCCCGCAATACCAATAATTACTTCTATCTTACATATTTCAGGCTGATTTAACAAGCTATTTTGTCTATTTCTAAAACAATTTTTAACCTGATAAGGTAAAGCATCAATTAATAACTCCGATGCCTCTAACGTATCACTTTTTAAATCCCATTGTTTAAGGTATATTTGCCATAAATAATCACGTGAGTACCCTGCTAATATTTGGTTGACTCTCGCTTCAGGATAATAAAGAACAACCTCTATTCCCTCACCTGTTTTAGTACCTTCTGGCGGGAATACATCGTTACCTAAAATAGGATTAATAGCAATAGCATCTACTATCACACCACTAGGTAAAGTATAAGTAGTTAATAAATCCTTTAAATTAGAAATACAGCTAGACTTGATTGTCATAGCTGTATCAGAAAAATAATTAGCAATGTTGCTCATAATTTTGCCTTTAACTTCACCACAAAATTGTCGAATGGATCGTATCTCTCAATCCCTTTATCCGGCCAGTTTCTACCAGGGATAAACCGCCCGGACCAGGTAGTAAAACCAACAAAAACATCACCGGCATAATGGTCTCCAGTTTCAGGATCAACCGGGTCCCATTGCCAGGATGCTTTTACTTTATTTCCTTCTGTTGATAGCTCTAATTGTTGAGATTCTTTTAACCGACCAGACCAAATAATATCCTGGTTAAATACCCCTATATCGGCGAAAGCATTAGCATCTGAGATGACCGCCTCAAATTCCATGTCAAGTTCTTTAATAGTCTCTTCAAATGATTCAGTGATCATTCGTTTTAACTGCGCCAGACCTTGATAATTAATTTTAAACTTGGATTGTTTCGGTCTTCTCACGATACTCGCTCCCAAATCTCATCTAATACAAACTCATCAAATACAGATGGTATTTCTATATCAAAGTGTTCCCTAGTATCAATGCAATAAACTCTCTTACTGCCTTGTACTCCCTCTATTAGAGCAAGTGGAAACTTAATATAGTTGTCAGTCACATTAGGGGAAAAGATCACCACACCCGGAGCCATTAACGCTCTTAAATGTTTGACTGGCACTGCATGATCTGGTAAGGTATCGCCCTGAGTTAATTCATCGTGAGGTAGCCATCCTATCACCCAATTAGGCAATTTCTTTTCCCTTAACAATGACTTGACTACCCGGCACAAGATAGGTGAAAAGCGTTGGTCAGAAGGACGGAATAAGCAAAAGTCTTTAGGACTGGTGTAAGGTGGTTTTGTTTTTTGAGAGTTAACATAAACAGAAGTTAGCTGTGCTATGGCTAATTCCTGTAAATGTAATTGTTCTCTTGCTAATTCCTCTCCTTCCCTCAACGCCTGAAGTATTAACCCTCTTGACTGATACCCGAACTCACCATAACTAAATCTTCGGTCATGAGGCCAGTACCGTTGGATTCTCCAGTAGATTTTTCCCCAGTCGGTAGGCTCTTGTCTTTTGTACTTGAGGACTTGCTCTTTCTGGGGGATGATGATTTTCCCGATTCTTCATCTACTGCCACCTCCTGCTTGCCAGCGGATTCAGTATTAAAGAATTTAGCCAATGCCTCAACTACCTGCTTTGGTAATTGCTTGATGTCTTCTAAACTCCAATCATTGATGTCGTCTATTTGCTGTTCTAAAATAGATACTTCTACTTTCTCTTCATCAGTGTAATCACGACCAGCAGACTTGGTTTTAATCTCTTTAATACGTGCCTCAATCGGACCTAATAATCTAGGGTAAATAACGTAAGCACCAAATAAAGCCTTACTAGCAGAAGCCAAAATAATCTCAGTATTTAACTCAACAATTTTGCCAGTATATTCCCCTCTGATTTTATCGTTTTCTTTTTCTAATTCCTTTTCTTCATCGGTTGTCACCTCTTGAGTAGGAATAATAACTTTTAATGCACGGTCAGCAGTTACACCTTTTTCTCGACTAATTAACGCCGCTAAGTCTAATAATAATCGTGTTTCATCTTTGACATTGTGTTCTTGTAATAACTGTTGATACTTACTATCCTCTAATACAGTAATATCGTTTCTGCTTTCAATCTCAAAGCTATCACCGTTCTTAGTGGTAAGTGTCACAAACTCCGATGTGGCTCTTGTTTTAAAGGGAAAACCCATATATTTTTGTCCTTCTTATTTGTTTTAATCTAAAAGTTTAGCAGTCAGAGAAATAACTCCAACTGCTACCTATTATAATACCTTGATGTGTTACAGGGCGGGTAAAGGATATTTACCAGGCTCTAACCAACGAAGCGGAGCGCCATCCAATTTCAAAGTAATGCTACTCATAATCGGACTTTCAGCAGGTGCATCAATGGGAACGCCTTGATCAGGGAAAAAGAACCCTTCAATCACGTCACCATGATCATACCCGTCAAAGTCAGGACAGGCGGGTTTTGGATAGGTGATTCTTGCCCATACCATCTCATTATTCCGAGATGCGTATTCTAAAATACGCCAAGCTGGTAACGTCATCCAGCAGTATCCTTCTAGCTGGAAACTACCGCCTTTTGTGGTAGGTGTAGAAGACTCCCAGCCAGCTTCATCTAATGTTTGCATAGCATCAGATTGGTTTGATGGTTGCCAATTACAGGAGCTACGACCGGGGAATGTTACAGGAAAAGTAATCAACGATCCGCTAGGAATATCATTAGCCAATGCCACTACGGTTAAACTAGTTGCACCAATAGCCACATCAGCGGTGATTTTAAAATCAACCTCTTTTCCTGTCGCTGGATCGGTTGCTGTCGCCCACATTGGTGCTAGAATAGGCTTAGTCAATGCAGGAGAAAAAGCAACTGTGATAGTTGTATCACCTGCATCTGCAACGGCTCCGGTTGTGGCTATGGAAACAGGAGCGGGAGTACGGGATAAACAGTCATGTTGAGGATATATCTCAATCTTTGTACCGGCTCCAGTTGATTTATAGCGATTAGCCATATTTACCTCATATTTAAAATGAAAAGGAATTTATATGACAACTCTGATTATTTCTAAAGGCGATGTATCTGTTACTATCGGTACTTGGTGTAATCCTATTATTTCCACTACTTACACTTTTTTACAGGGTGCTGAATTAAGTTACAGCCAGTTTGGTTTTGCTAGATTTGACCGGCAAACCTGCCCTATTAAGTCAAAGTGGACTGTGCAGTGTTACTTAGTGGATAATGTAAAAAACACTTTTTTAGACCTAATAAAAACAGCCGACATTCACGCTTTAGATGAAGACATGAGTTGGTTGCTGACCATGACTGATAACATTGATACCAAAGATGTTTTTACTAATTGTATTTTTATCCCGGTTAATGAATACTCTGAAACAGTCATAGGTCAGAGATGGTCTGTTGATTTCTCTATTTATCAAGTCTGATCAACAGGTTGAGACTTTTTAGCCGTCTTTTTTTCTATTGGCACTTCATTCACATCTAACATCAACGGCGGTTTTTCCGGGTCAGGCGAAGGAGGCACTTCAAATAAAGTATGTTTAGCCGGGTCATAGTCTGATTGATTAATCACGATGTAACCAGCCGGCACTTCACTATGCCTGATCTTTACGGTGCTTAAAATACTCATATTCTTTACCCGTAAATAGCGACTGCTAACTCTGGTAACAAGGGAGTGTAACCATAAAGGAAATCTAATTCTACTAATGTCTGTTTGTTTTGCCGTACAATCTCTAACCGCATAGACAAACCAGAGTCAGGGTCTGTTAAAGTTTGAATTGTGTTACCATTCGCCATCACATCAATTAAAGGGCGATTAGCGAAAGCAAAAGCCATAGGATGGAATGCCAAAGAAACATCAGCACCACTAGCACCACTGGCATAAATAGTGATTGCTGTACTTGTGGCAGGAGCTACTTTTAAGGCAGGATAAATCAACCAATTAGTGGTACTCGATCCAGCGTTAATAGTGTATTGAGTAGTATCTCCAGCGATAGAGAATTTGTCACCAATACCGATAGCTGTAGCACCAGACACAACCAAGGTCGTAGCACCCACTCCATTTACTGTAGGAGGGGAACCATTAGTAACAACTGTGCCGGTTGTGGCGTTAGCGTGGAGTGGTGAATTTTGAGACATAAACCAATCAAAGCCGTATTTATAACCAATACGACCCTCACGAATAGTCTCGGTACTACCAGAATCCGCCGCACTTAAAAACTGAGGTAAAGCGGATGCGTTGGCTTCTGCCTCTACCCCTAACAACATGATCCGGTCATTCTGTAATGCACGATTCAAGTTCAAGATGCGTCTTGATTCTTTAGCAGCATTCAATAAATGATAGGTCTGAGTTGGTGGTGTAACGTTCTGGAACGGTACTTGACCTGCTGTGCCGATTACATTGGGTACAGACTTATACATACTCCATAAATCAGTATCAACCCGGTTAGCAATTGCTCTCGCCGCTTCTTTTAATTGAACGGGTACAACGCCATCCATTACCGATGTATATTCTAAATCTGTTAACGGGAATCCTGATTTGATCCAGCCATCTAACTTCAGGCTGATACTCTTAGGAGTAATATTCTGACCAACAGATGGAATATTAGAAGGTACAACATCTTCTGCGATCATCGAGGCAGGCAACGGAATATCAACAGACGAACCATGGGTTTTATATTCAGAGCCAAAGGAGCTATAAACTTTACCCGGTAAAACAACTGATTCCCGCAGGGTCATGACTGCCATAGCCAAGACTCTAGGGATAAATGCGTCTAAATTATTAGGCATTAAAAATGAGGGTGTTAACTAATGTTTACCCTCTTCGTCAGCATCACGCAAAGAAGAGATTTGAGTGATAGCATCACGCTATATTATTTTACATACTTGGTTGATTAATTTCTTGGATTAATCAATTTGATCTACGTACATCACGCTACGTTCCCTCAATTATAATAGAATAAATAGTTAAATGTCAATCAATTATTAAAATGATTAAAAATAGTTCACCTTTCACTTATTACGCTAATGCTGTAATTCACTTGCCACGGGTACTTGTCGGGGTTGGGGTTGACCGATATGGTAATCAATCTTTAGATAAGGAAATAATTGATTATCAATGTTTATTAGAGCCGGGTAAAGCTGATACTATGGCGACTCAATATATGCCTGGTATTAATGCTAATAATATTTTCCTGTCTGGTTATTTGATTAATCCCTATTATTTCCCGCCTGATATTAGTTTTCCTTGTGATGCTGATGTGGAGTTAAAAACGGCTCCGGGTAAAACTCAGGTGGGGAAAATTAGGTTATTGCCTGTGATGTCTGATCCTTATTTATTAAAGACTAATGTGGATTTTATTAATAAGGTGAAGGGCTGGTTTTACTATTAGCACCTCGACCAGATTCTGTTATAATATTTTTGTACATAAACAAAGGACAAAAATGGACAACTCAACAGAAAAAACTTTCACTATCTCTCTTTATGATTCTCCCTCTAATAGAAATAAAGAGGTCAATATTACTTTGGTCTATGACGGTATTTTCTCTCGGTTGCGGACTGAGTGTGTTGGTGCGGGAAAACATGAATGGTTTTCTGTTATCGTCCCGCATTTACTTTTAGACTTAAGGCCGTTAACAGATTTAGACAAAAAGATATTATCCCCAAATGGCGATAGTGGAAATTACCATGGGAGCCAAAATAGAAGTTATTTGATCGTCTATTCCCCTTGGAGTGCGAGACTAAATATTAAAGGATCAGAGGAAATGTTAATTAGCACGTTACCACCCGCCCGATGGAGCTTAGAGGATAAAATGGAGTATTTTACTGATGAATTAAAAAAAATAGGGTTACATTCTGTGGCGGAAGGAGACGGGAAACGGATTGAAAAACAGCCAACAGAACAAGAAGAGACGCAAAGATGGGGCGTTTTTATTGATCTTTGGGTGAAAGACTTACGAGAAATAAAAAAGCCATCTGAACGGAGTAAGACTTTAGATTTTATGACGAACTTGGCATCCTCAGATAATCCCTATCTTATCCGATAATCTTTATCTGCAATATCGCAAGGGCGATAATTTGGGTTATAATATTAACACCCCAGAGAAATAAATCTTTGGGGTGTTAATTAGTTTTACAACAAAGCACTTAAAACCATGTTGGACTTTAATCATAACACAGAAGATCAAATATCTCAATGGTTGACTTCTGAGAATAGCGGTGTCAACTTTCCAGTTGATTTAGATATTGCCTGGCAATTAGCGGGGTACAAGAAAAAACAGGACGGCGTTATTAGCGTCCAAAACAATTTAATTGAGGGTGTTGACTTCTTACGGACCACCGTAAAAAATCCATCTGGTAAGGGTCGTAGCATTACTCAGATAAAAATGTCTTGTGATGGACTTAAGCAGTTTTGTCTTTTGGCAAGAACGGACCAGGGACGGCAAATACGTCAATACTTTATTGAATGTGAAAAGAACTGGAAATTAACTAAGCAAATTTACCCTCAGGTTGCTCAATCAATTGAAGACATCCGATTGGATAAACAAATTGAGTTAGAAAAGTTAAGGTTGGCTAACAAAGAAATAGATGATTCGATGCTAAAAATTCACGGCAAAGAAACTGTTTTATTGTTGCGTGGTCATGCAGATAGTATTGTCACAGTTGAAACGGTCGTGACTGAGGTGTTAGGCCTAAAGACTAATAAAACAGAAAAGTTCTTGAGTTCTGAACAATTAACCACTTCTATTACCAAAAAGACTGGGCAAAAAGTCCCGTCAATGAAATGGGTAGTTGAATCGGTCAAGAAAATAGGTCGTGATGATTTAATTACTGCTGTGACTCGTCCTGTTGTGAGTGAGTATATCAAAGCTGATTCTCTCGATGAAGTCATCACTTTACTCTTTGGACAGGAAAGACAGCGTTTGATCGGTGAATAATTAATCTCACCCGGTTCTGATTCAGGACCGGGTGAGATTAATTAATAATTGTCAATAGAAAGAATTAGTTGTCACCGAGAGGACCAGTCTTTTTGTCACATGGATTTCTAGGTGCGTGTCCAATTGAAAAATAACAACTGTCATATACAAGAGGGAAAATAACCCAATCACCTACCCATGCCGTCCACCCTGTGTCTTCATCTTGTTCTTTGATTTTTTCCTCTTCCGTTAATGTGGAAATAATGTCACTAGGATCGCCTAACTTAAATTCTGTCACGTACTCTTTTAGTTCGCTCCAAATAGTATTAGATTCTTTTATGTAGTCTTCTGTGAACGTCAACGAGACACTAGAAGAAGTAGAATCTATTCTGTAAGACACGGTTTCGTATGACGTACGGACCACAAAAGCCGGTATATTTGTGGCTATTCTCCCGTATTGATAAACAGGATACTGCCGGATCATGTCTTCTGTTTCGTCTTCCGATTCAATACTATATAACAATCCATCCAACGCAAAACCTATCTTTAAATCAGCACTGTATCTTTCGTCTATCATTTGCCCTATAGTGACGACTCTGTTGATACCTGGTCCTATGCAGTAACGGATACGCTCCCACTCTTCTGGTATAAACAACATTTGTTTTTCCTTTGTCTATGTGTAATCTCATGATACCAGATTCAAGGTATAATAGAGAGACAAAATGACATACAAAGGACAAAAGAAAAATGTCAACACCTGAAATAAAATATTTTGGACACGCTGTTTACGCTGGAATAAAAGGGTTAAGCCTGTCAAAAGAAGACTGGAGTAAACTATGGACTCTTGCTAGGAAAATCGAGTCTGATATAAAAGAAATTGACCAGATATACTCAGAGAACTTTTTATTAATAGAAGAAACTCTAAATGAAAGTCCTACCGCCTGGCTAGACAAGAATCATGAATGGCAAATGGTTTACCACCGTTTAGCGGGTAATATTGTTAGATTAATTTGTCTTTGGGGTTATGAGTTATTACCATCAGAAGGGAGTCCAGAACTTTATGGTAAATACTTTTCATCACTAAAGACGTTTGAAGAAAGGTTGGTCAAGATTAGATATAACCATCAATTCTCTGATATAGATAAGTTTGAATACACCCAACTATCTGCTCCACCATTAAATCAGGTTGACAATATAGGTCCTACGATTATCAGGATGATTGATATTCTGACTGAAACAGACTTAACCGGCGACTTTGATTTTATAGCAGAATCTGTGGCTACTATCATCAAAAACATAGAAAAACTTTTGGAGTTAGAAAAGGATGTTAAAAGCAAGTTTGAATATGATTTTGATGAATGTGCTAGGTATGAATGCGACTCGGAGTACACGGACGCACTAGAAGAAAGACAAAATGAATGGGAAAGAGAATATTATTCACCTGAGAAAATAAAAGCGAAACGTCAAATAACAGACGCTATCCTGACATTAGCTTGTGTTTTCTCTAATTCTTATCTACCTAATTACACCTATAACCCGCCTGAGATGTTTAGGGCGTTCTTCTATTGCTTGAGTGTCTTTGCGAATCAAACCGTTAAGATTATTTTTAAACACCCTCGGACTGATGTTGATGCACAGGCAATAAATGGATTGATTGAATGATAAACCCAAAACTAATCCCATACATCCAAAGAAGAAAAAAGGAAATAGCTACGGCCAAGGAATTATTAATCAAACTTGAGGGGATGATTAACTCATTAGAGAATGACTTGGATGACCTTGACCAGCACATCCCAATTCTAACCACACCCGAAAAAGTAGAGAAAGAAATTGACCAAATAGAGATGAATTATTGGCTGGTCAATACAGAGTTAAATGGACTTAATAAGATATTTGATCGCCCGATCAAGAAAGGGGTGGATCGGACTGAGTATTATTTAGATAGATAAAATATTTCATAATTTGTTATAATAAAAATAACGGGCGACAGTGGAATGTCCCCGTTGTGACAATCTTAATTGAGGTAAGACTGTATGAGTATTATAAAGCAAATAGAGCCACTAATCCAGATAAACGATGGAATGAGGTATGTGGTCAGATGGGAGACTTCCTATAATTACACGACTAAAACATCTCGCCGGCGTGGTGGTTACGACAGGACCAGGACAAGTATTTATTTTTATGACGAATCAGGTTGGTCTAAGGACAAAAGGATAGATGCGTTAACAGGGAAGTTTTGTTCTGTTGATGACTACGAGATATGGTTGGTCCCTATTCCTGATTTCTTTTTTGACCACTCTGATTATGAGTTTTGGGTGAAGGATGAGCGAAAATACCAGTGGGGAAATAAAATATATCCTGTTGAAAAACTGAAGTATTGTCAGTATGGGGGTAAAAAAGAGAGTGCAGAATATTTAGCTAGTTACAACACCAAAAATAAACTAAGGAAATATACGCTAAAAGACGAGTCGTTTGATGGGTTTGGATTTTGCTTGTTTGATTTATTTTTTCCACAGCAAAGTATTGCCGAGTCCTACAATCCTTACACAACTATAGATTTTCTCGATGGAGAAAAAACAAAAGAATCTTTACACGAATACAGTCCCGACAAAACAAGAAACAAATTAGTATTAGTGCCAAAAGAAACACAATTAAGTCTGTTTTAGACTTCTCTACAATAAAGCACACCAGGTAATAGATTACCTGGTGTGCTTTACAATTCATATCAATTTGCTTGTTAAAAGAGCCTATTTTTTATTCCTTTCTTTATCCTCTTTTTCCAAAGCAAAATAAACATCAAGAAAAGTATGAACCGAGTACCGCCAATCAGGGCTAACATCATTAATAGAGAATACCAAAGACCGACGCTCCAGAGTCTTTTTAATGATATTCATTGACTCAACATCAGAAGCCCATGGTACAAAAGTCTCCATGTTAATCCCTATTACATACTCAGTCTTATTAGGCGGGTGTACCGTCCAATCATGAAACGGATCATTAGTTGATTCCTTGACTAACTTATTAAGCAATGATTGAATATCAGGTTTTGGTACAGCCATCTGCCACCGCTCAAAAAATATCCAATCAATAAACTGTGGATCGGTCAAGAGGGACTTTATCGCCCACTTAAAAGCATCACTTTTCTTGTCTATTTTTTTCACAAGCAAAATCCTCTTTATTTGCGTAAACCGGGTGATCTTTCAGATTGTACTTTTGCTTCAGACAACCCCATACATATTGCTCTAATAAACCTGATTCAGTCAAAGTTATCAACAAAGCATTAGGTATCCATTTAAAACAATGAGTATGATTAACAAAGGAAACATTATTTTTGGTCTTAGACTGAATAGCTCTGATGGATTTCTCCAATGAGAACGCACCACAATCACTCATCTTATCCATGACAGGCAAAAGTGACCTAAAGTTTTTGTAAGGTTGTTTTATTTTGTGGATTTTGCAGTATCCCTCAAACTCCTTAAATAATTCTATAGCCATAATACCTTCGGGGTGAGAGCCTACCACATGGAGTAAGCCAACATAATAAGGTAAATGTTTTTTACACGTTACCCAGTTTCTATTATGGATTCTGATCGGCTCATCAAACGGGGATAATGGTTTCATCTTTTCTCATCCCCTAATAAGTTTGACCAGACTTTTACCCCAGGCTCTAACTCGATTAATTCCCCAATATCCCCTAGTTTTTCTGTTTGGTTTTGGGGTTGGCAAACCTTGTGCCGTTGCCAGATTTGTTCTGATGTTAATTGAGTTTGTTCTTTTATTAGTTGCATGATATTCACCTAAAACAATCCTAATTGAACGCCTTGAGTATCTTTGATCGTGGGAACTTCTTTGGAGTAAAAAGCCCATAGCATTTTCTCCACAATAGAACTCACCACGGGAACACTTACACTATTTCCAATCTGTTTGTATCGTTGAGATAAGCAGACATTATCTGGAAAAGCAAAAGTATCAGGAAAACCTTGTAATCTTAGACACTCCCGATCTGTCAACCTTCTTACACCACGATTATCACTAACCAAAGGGACGTTATTACCCCCTGTTCCTGTATTAGCGGTGAGAGTAGGACATAAACCAGATTTATTGGCTCGAATGTAATTACGCCGCCACTGGTAAACCCGATCATCCTTAGCTACATCTTTTGTATGATCAGACCGCCAATAAAACCTTTCTGGTACATCCATCTCTAACAAATCTCTTACCCCGACGGTTAACGCTACAGGATAAGGGAAGGAGAAATTAAGGAACTTAGTTTTATCTCTGAATCCCACGATATAAACCCGCTCCCTATTTTGAGGAATATTCCCATAATAAGCAGTGTTTAATACCTGGTAGGAGATGTAATACCCAGCATTCATTAACTGGGTTTTGATGTAGTGAAACGTCAACCCGTGATTATGACTCACTAAGTTCTTGACGTTTTCTAATAAAAACATTTGAGGCTTCTTAGTCTCTAATACCTGAATGATATTAAATATCAGAGAACCCCTTTCGTCTTCTAGTCCTTTCCGCTGTCCAGCAATAGAGAATGGCTGACATGGGAACCCGGCACATAACAGGTCATGATCAGGTATCTGATCGGGACTAATATTTGTGATGTCATTCGCTAAAAAAGTTGACGGGAAATTATGCGTATAAGTCTCTTGGGCGTGCTTATCTATTTCGCAAGCAAATACACATTCGCCATAGGGTTTTATTCCTTGGTGAAACCCACCTATACCAGAAAATAGGTCAATGAATTTAATCATTTTTACCCACCTTCCTAAAATCAAAATCAGCGGGGTTTTCTGAAAGACAGTTAGCAAATACCTGTTGAATCGTCAAGGCATATTCTGCTAATTCCTTAAAACCTTGCTTGACCACACGAATATCTGAGACAGAATCAATCTCGTCACACATGACACGCAATTTCAATTGACGCTCCATGGATAACATCGTCTCTTTTTTTTCTTGTTCCATATTTGTCCTTTGTATGTACTAAAAAAGCCAGGATTTTAACCTAGCTTTATGTTATCATAAATATCGCAAATGCGGTTCAATTTATCTTTTGTTACGTTCCTTGGTGTAGAGGTAAGCGTCCACAATTTTCTCAACGCTTACCTTGTAAAGAGCGGATAATGTCAAGATGTTTTCAACGTCTGGTTTCTTTTTGCCATTCTCCCAATCAGATAAAGTAGCTTGAGGAATCCTGCGATCTTTTTTCGCTGTGATTTCCTCTACATCTGGTTGGGTCAACCGAGCCTGTACTCTTAATTCTTTAAGAGTTTGCTTTTTTTGTTTTTCACTCATAATAGAAAGATGTCCTTTGTTTGATAGTAGCAATGTCGCAAAAACAAGCCCCTTTTTTATCTTAGCATTAATTCTCTCATAAAATGAAAATACTAATAATTGACTTAGAGACGACCGGGCTAGAACCAGGGACGCATCAAATAATAGAAGTAGGAGCCATCCTTTACTCTGTGGATCATCAATGTATTCTCCAGCAAGTATCTACCCTTTGCTTATGCGAGGAGAACCTAGCGCAAGAGATTAATAAAATTGATGCAGATGCTACAAAAGAAGTGTCAGAAAGGCCAGCCATGGAATGGTTAAAATACCTGGTAAAAGAATCTGACTATTTGGTAGCTCATAACGCAGAATTTGATAGGCAATGGCTAACCGAATTAACTGGTGACAAGAAATGGTTGTGCACTTTTGATGATTTTGTTTGGCCGGAAAATCACAAGCAAACTAACTTGATAGACACAGCATTGAATCATCATATAGCCGTCACTCAGGCACATAGAGCTTTAGCTGATTGCCAGTTAATCGCTCAATTATTTGATCGGGCTAAAGATTTAAAAGGATTAATTGAGCAAGCAATCGCTAGGTCGCTGGATAGAAAAGTAAAAGTATTTGCTGTGGTATCCTACGACCAAAAAGATTTAGCCAAAGAAAAATTATTTAGATGGGATGGTATTAATAAAAAATGGCATAAAATAATGAAAGAGAGTGATTTTCTTAAAGAAAAAGATTCTTATGTTTTTGACTTCAACTGGGTTTATATAGAGTAAGATAATGTAAGGATTTAAACTAAAAAATAATTCGGAGAATAATATAAATAAATGTACACCCAGCATTATAATTTAGACCTACCTACTAATACTCTTATTTCCTTTGACTGTACCTCATCCACTAGGTTTAATTTGGAGTTTTTTAATGCCGGCACGAATCCGCTAACAAGTGTTGAAATAGATGCGGTATTTACTCCCGGTGGTGTGTTACAGCCATGGTTAACTATCTTAAGTCATTTCGATCCAGCAGGGCCGGCACAGCCAATGATTAAAGGGATTCATGGTTTTAATGTTTATAATTTGGCTCCTGGTGATGCGGGGATTATTTCATTTAATTGTGAGTATATTTATTCTCTGCGTGTGGCTGTAGATGCGGTATCAGGTAAGATAGACATAAAAGGATATGGTGAATAAAGATGGCGGTAAACTTTTTCCCTGATGCCGGCACTAGCACAGGTGGCGGGGTAACGGGTGATTACATCCCACTCACTCAAAGAGGTAGTGCTAATGGTGTTGCAACATTAGATTCATCTGCTAAAGTACCTCAATCTCAATTGCCAAATATTTCTATCACAGATACTTTTGTGGTGGATTCAGAGTCAGAAATGTTGGAGTTAATCGCCCAGAAAGGGGATATAGCGGTACGAACTGACAACAATAAAACATTTATATTACAATCCACTCCTGCTACGTCTCTATCTAATTGGGTGGAATTACCCACACCTACAGATGGCGTTTTCTCTGTAGATGGGAAAATAGGTGCGGTGGTTTTATCAAATGACTACCAAGCTAAAAGCAATGAATTATCTGCATTATCTGCGTTATCAGATACTCCAGGTTTTATCAAAAAGATAAGCGATGGAATCTATGCTATAGACAGTAGTTCATATTTGACCACTACATCAGCGTCAGCTTCTTACCAGCCATTAAATAGTGGATTAACCAGTATCGGTGGGCTAACTATTGATGGTTTTCTTGTTAAAGTTGGCGGTGCTTGGGGTATGGATACTAATTCATATCAAATACAGGACGGTGATTTAACCGCAATTGCGTCTTTATCTACTACCGGATATTTAGAAAGAACAGGAACTAATACATGGCGAACCGTCTCAGGACCATTCCAGCCATTAGATTCTGATTTAACAGATATTGCCGGTTTGACAGGCAACGGCATTATTAGGAAAACAGCAGGTGTATGGGGAATAGACTCAAATAACTATCAAATAGCCAATAATGAATTATCGGGCTTTTCCGCATTACCAGATGTACAAGGATTTGTCCGAAAAGTGGGTGATGGTTCATATACGCTTGACTCTAATACCTATCTGACTACAGAGTCTGCCCTATCTAGCTATCAACCTCTAAATATTAATTTAACTGGTATTAGTGGATTAGTGGGTACGGCTGGAGTACCTAAGATGACAGCCGGCGTTTGGTCTTTGGATGCTTCGGCTTATTTGACTGGCAATCAAACTATTACACTGAGTGGAGATGCTTCAGGCTCTGGTACAACAGCTATAACAGTTACATTGTCTGATATTGTGACGGCTGGTAGTAATCCTAAAATAACCTATAACGCCAAAGGATTAATAACCGGCGGTACAGCGTTACTTGCTTCTGATATTCCAGGTGGTATAGATTGGTCTAAATTAACAGGGCAACCCACCACCGTATCAGGCTATGGGATAACAAATGCTTATACAAAAGCCGAAACAGATACGGCTATAAGCACTTATAGCTTCAGCAAATCAGAAGTAAATACGTCTTTAGCCTCAAAACAAAATACCAACAATGAATTGACTGCTTTTATTGCTTTAGCTGATACACAAGGTTTTGTCAGGAAAGTAGGTGACGGTTCTTATACGCTTGATGCTAATACTTACCTGACAACATCGTCTGCTATGTCTAGTTATCAGCCATTGAATACTACCCTAACAAATATTAGTGGAGTAACAGGAACATCAGGATTTCTCAAGCAAACCGGGGGCGTATGGGGGCTTGATGGCAGTACATACATAACTGGAAACCAGAATATAACTATCAGTGGAGATGTAACAGGTTCTGGTACTACCGCTATTACTGCTACTCTACCTAATATAGTGACAGCCGGGTCTAGTGCTAAACCTACTTATAATTCTAAGGGGCTAGTTACTGGTAGTGGGTCGTTATTAGCCAGTGATATTCCTACTCTTGATTCAACTAAAATAACAGGAGTAGTTGATATTGTATCTACCCAAACTATCACCGGGCAAAAGACTCTAACCGGCGGGGTAATCATTAATGACACAATAGTAGAATCATCTATTTCTGCTACAGAATTATTTACTAGTTGGGATGTGGCTACGGGATGGACTATAAGTGGGGGTAATGCTACTCATACTACAGGTGTTGATTTTATCACTGGCAATTTAGCTAGTAGTTTGGTTTTAAACGAAGTTTACAGAATTGCTTTAAATATTACCAATAGAACGGTAGGGAGTATTACATTAGGTTTTGGAGGAAATTCTATCCCCAGTATTACGGATTCATCTACTATTGATTTGCCTGTTTCTACTGCAGGCAATACTTTTAGTCTTTTGCCTACAACGGATTTCAATGGCACGGTATCATTGTCTGTGAGATTGATAAATCCTAGTAGCAGTCTAGTATCTGGAATTAACGGAATAAAAGGGCGATTTAGTTCTACTTTTCTGGGGTTAGGGACTGGTTACCGCATTCAATCCCTAAGTAATAGATGCTCCTTTATGGGAGTAAGTGCGGGGCAATCCAACACAACGGGGTATAGCAACTCCTTTATGGGAGCGAGTGCGGGGCAATCCAACACAACGGGGTATAGCAACTCCTTTATGGGAGTAAGTGCGGGGCAATCCAACACAACGGGGAGTAACAACTCCTTTATGGGAGCGAGTGCGGGGCGCTTCAACACAACGGGGAGTAGCAACTCCTTTATGGGAGTGAATGCGGGGCGCTTCAACACAACGGGGAGTAGCAACTCCTTTATGGGAGTGAATGCGGGGTATGCCAACACAACGGGGAGTAGCAACTCCTTTATGGGAGTGAATGCGGGGCAATCCAACACAACGGGGAGTAGCAACTCCTTTATGGGAGTGAATGCGGGGTATGCTAACACAACGGGGAGTAGCAACTCCTTTATGGGAGCGAATGCGGGGCTCTTCAACACAACGGGGTATTCAAATATTTTTCTGGGATTTGAGGCTGGCTATAATTCCACCACAGAATCAAATGCTTTATTCATAGCCAATAACCGTACCTTTACTTTATTAAAAGGCGATGGCATAAACCTAGCAACCACCGCCGTATTAAGAGTAAATGGCACGGTAGCAAGTACCTCAACCACAACCGGAGCAATAGTTACTCCTGGAGGTGTTGGCGTTGGTGGTGCTTTATTCGCTCAATCACTCAATGGACAACTAGTCCTAAACCGATTCACTACAGCCACCCGCCCTGTAGCGTCTGCTGGTACATTAGGGCAAATGTGGCTTAATACCACTACAGGCAAGATAGAATACGTTGCCACATCAAGTACAATACAAGTAATCACATCAGTATAAAAATATGACAGATTCACTTATTCAAGGATACCGATTTTTCCGAGTACAGTTCGATATTCTTTTCGATGAAACAACCGGAGAACATACCCGTCCGGTGTTGCAATTTTGTTACCAAAAGCCTATTCCTAATCCGCCTTATGTGGAGACGGGGATAGTGGATATAGTATTAGCCGACCATCCTGATCTAGAGTCTCTAGTCACTCAAGCGACAGGTCTAGCTGTTCCTATTGCTTTGGATAAATTGTTAAATCCACCCACTCCACCCGAACCAGAAAATATTTAAAGAAATACTATGGCAGTAACATTCACTCAAACAAGAAAGTCAACTTGTAATCTAGGTCATCTAGTATCGTTCTCAGGTGGTTTTTCACCTTTAGATACATCAGGTTTGATGCCTTTTGAAGGAACGGTTACTGTCATCGCCAATAATCGAGATGGTTTTTGCTGGGGACAAAAAGTAACTATCACCGTTGAGGGGATGGGGACGGGATGGTTGCCTGAGTTATACGTAAAATCAGTATCCCCTTTAGATATTAAAACAGGTGAAATATCGGTAAATGTTGGCTGTGTTATTTCACTTTTAAGCAATAAAACTTTTGATGACTTCAAAGATGAAAAAGATTTTTTAACTGATGCCATACCAGGTGCAGATCAACAGATCAGGTATTGGTGGCAACAATGGGAATTATTGAATAGAGACGGCACTGCGATTGAAGAGAATCCTGAAGAATCACCTATCATCAAAGACGTGACAATCACGTCTATAGTTCAAGAGATGTGTCGTCATTTAAACTTGCCTTGTAGCGGTGGAGTAGCAGGTAAAAAAAGATTACCTTACACTCCATCTGGTAATCTTTTAAGTGAGATAGGAACTTTAATATTTAATAGTGAAAGCCCCTCTTATGCCTATTCAGACCATAGGGGACATATTAGGATTACTACCATAGATTTCACGCCTAATAATGGGTTTAGTATTGCGTTAGGACAATCAGAATTAGACAAGGATTATAATCCGGTTGATGGGGGTGTGGAACCGATTAAGCGGCTGGTTGTTACTTATACTTTGCAAGAGTTAGAGGCAGAGTGTGATAAGACGCTTGAAAGATGTTATACAAGTTCTCAACTAACCCCTGGTATGGATATTACAGGGAATCCTGATGACACAGTAGAGGTAGTATCAGAAGAAACTAAGACTTGCGAATGGGTGGCGTGTGGAGTGTCAGGAACTGTGGTTTCTTATTTTGGGATAGGCGAAGCAAATGTTAAAGCGATAGAGGTCAGCAAAAAAGCATTACCTGGTTATTTGTTCCCTGGATCAGAGTCAACTGTTACTAGTCTGAACGACTCTTATTATGAGTTAAGGAATGAATATTATGACGCAGAAGAAGGCTTGCTAATAGCTGAGGCGATGTGGAAACAGGAGCCTATAGGAATTGTTTACGGTGGATGGATTGGCAGTCATGAACACTGGCATATTCCAGATCAATTAGAAGGAGGAACGGGCAACAGCGTTGATGACTTTCAATACAAATTAGCTATTGGTCGGGGGCCTATTTCTCCTGCTGTATTACCATCAGGGCGGGCTGGAGAGAACAAGTATGATATGACTCTTACTGACTCTGAATACAGCGAAACAAAATATTATTATAATGACTCGCAGGTATTAGCGGGAAAAGTAACGACTACCTGGATGCCGATTAGTAAAGCCATGCCTGATTTTAATGGCAATAGCTTTAACGGAACAGGCGAAGCAATAGTTGATTTTGAAGTCCCACCAACAAATACAAATCAATATGTGCAATTTGATTTTGAGATTTTAGAAAAAGATCAATGGGTTGATTTAGTTCAGATATTAACGCCTGATCCTCAAAAACCAACAGAAAAAAGAGCCGTATTCCAAGTCTATAGTGGTTTTGGTGGGGGTGCTGGAGCTTTTTCTGGAGCGACAGTTATTACATCAATTGTCTCTGAGACATGGGATTATAGTTGTAGCGGTGGCACAAAGCACATGGTCGAAGAAAAGGTATTGAAATATGAATACGCATCAGAGATAGAGGGTATCAGGCAAGAAAAATATGCACAGCCATTAAATGTTATTTTAAATGTTAAAGTCTATGACGCTAATACTAATTATTTAAAGAAGCAAAGTAAATCAACTCTCACCACTGAAACCCCTAATAAGTTTATAACGGTAAGGATGTGGGGAACAAGACAAGAGGGATTTGATGAATACTTAAGACGAAATAATCTTGATGAATATGACGACACTTTTTATACGCCATACCCTGATGATTGGTCGTTATTAGCGGGAGGGGAAGGCTATACAATGCAATATGATAATTACGATATTATCCCTACTTTTATTACCAGAAGTGACCTTTTAAAATTAGTAACCAAACGCACCATCACTAACTCAAGTACAGGCGGTGGAGAAAGTCCCGCTAGTAGCGAGTTTTTATCATGTGCATTGACCGATACAGTTAAGTGGCGAGATGTACCCGGCGTATTAGAAATAGACGGTTTTCTATGTCATACAGGTAAATACGATCCGCCAACAGAAGTAATGGATTTAGGGTTAGTTTATGATATTTCCTACGTAAGAAAACTTGGTAATACCATAATGAATATGAGACAAGCCCAATCTATTCAATATGAGTTGATTTGTAAGCTAGACCCTCAAGTATGTGGATTCCCGCCGGTTAGAACAATCAGAGTGAAAGAATCTTGTCAAACCAATGCTGATTTAGTTTTTATTGGCAATAGTCAAGGTATCACAATTGGTAGTGATGAAATGGTTGTGTCATGGGATTTGTGGCAAATTGGTTATAATCCTGGTACGACTACCGCTAATTGGAGTTATCCGCCTGATGAGTATATCGTCGGGGATATAGGTGATACTGGCATAATAATAGCCCCGCCCCCGCAATACGTGATAACTCCTAGTGATTATAATGGCAATGGTGTTATTACAATAGGCTCGGATACTGTTCAGGGTACAATAACTCAGGTTCCTAATTATGTCTCTACACCAACTATTCCTGACAATACATGGGTAACAATTATTGGTGGCGATGAAACTATCAATACATGGGTGTCAGACGGGCAGATAGAAGTGCCTACAGGTTTTGTCGGTGATGTATTAGTAATATCAGGGAATGACACACTTACTCAGACGGTAATTGAAACGCCTGATAGAATTGAATTACCATCAGGTTATTATCCATCAGATAATATTTTTATTGATGATACTATACCAGCTTCTTTGGAGTCAGATGATACCGTGCCAGTGTACATCACTAATCCCATAATTATTGATGGTGACGACACCCTAATATCAGCATGGCCGGCCATAGTAGGAGTAGGTGGTATTGCTAGATTAAAAGTACAAAGCCATGCGGAATATTTAAGCTATGGATTAGGAATGAGAACTGTGATGATTAGAGGGGATGGTCAAGTATAAGGATTAACTGAGAATCCTTGAGCATATAACCCATAGCCATCTTTAGGAATAGAGTTATTACTAAGACTCTTAGTTGATTTGATACCTGAACTAGTTTCAAACCGATGACTACCTGATGTCGTGTCAAAACCTAAGTATTTAGCTGTCTCATAGCCTGTCTTAGAGACCGTTTTGACTTGTTTTTGAGTAATAGGATTTGAATTATACCGACGTAACGCCGCTTTATATCTTGCTACTGACTTACTATCCATGTGATATAATTATTTGAGGTACATTTAATATTATAAATTATGCCTAATTATAAATCAAAGATGCTGACCTTTCTCTCTATTGGGGAAATGTCAAGTATGTTATTAGATAGTACAGATGAAGACGGTATTCTATTTGCTGTAGCGACTGATGCTACTAATTTTAAAATAGTTATGTGGAGGAAAACATCAAGTGCCACTGTTGATAATGATTTAGTTTATTCGGCTAATGGTCCGGGTAGGTGGCACGTATTAGAAACTGGGAGCGAAGGTAGCATTATTCAGTTTGCATTAAACGACCTGCCCGCTACTCCTGATGCAGGAAAAACTATTTGCGTTCTGACTAAAACATACCCTGATAGAGAGCTAATTTATAGGTGGTCGAACGGGGTGTGGATATTGATTTCTTACACAAATATTCTTGATTATAGCGGAGGGTCGTCTGGTCCATCTGTGATAGGAGACAGCCCTGGTCAGATGTTTATAGATCAAGGTACAACACCTAAAACAATTTATATTTGGAGTGATGTAGAATGGCAACAAATTTATCCATAGGGCTTTATCTCCCCTCTAAGATTATCCCCTCGGATATTTTAGACATCAATCAATTAGGGTTTATTACAGCGTCTCAGCATTGCTATTCGCAGAAGATAGCAGAGTTTTATCCTAGTATAAACTTGCCTATTCGATCCTATTTAGTAGGAGAGAGTGAGTTTAAAGACGAGCGAGTTTTTAGGAGAAGAATGGCTGATCGTTCTATCCGGTTAAGCCATAACCGCATCAAAAGGAAAGAGCAGATTGTTTTCAATGAATTGTTTAAGATTGATGGCAACTTAAAAAACGGTATTGATGAGCAAAAAATAATAACATACTTAGAACTAATACTAAAACAATCATCTGACGTTGAGATTATTTTTAATGAGATGAACACATACCGGATCACTCATTACACAGGCAACGGTATCCAGGACAACGGAGTATTACGTCTTCTCCAAAAAGTACAAGAGAAATTTCCTGGTGCTAATCTCTCTCTAGGGGTGCAAACGATAGGAAATAAATTATGCAAAGATTTAATATTAAAATCCTTGCCAATAGTCTTGTCTCATATAAAAAACCTAGACTGGTTCTCTTGGCCGATACATTTTACTGAGGTGGGATATTATCATGATCCGTTTTCCCCTCAACAGCAAACTAAGTTTCTTAATGAAATAAAACGTATTGCCATAGAGAATAATGTCTCTAGCCTTTGTTATATTTACCCATGGGATGGCGATTATTTTCATTTAGCAGGTCAACCAAGAAATGCTATTTGTGGTATTTGGGATGAAGACTGGAATGTTAAATATGATATTTTCAAATAATTCAATTTTTTATTATGCCATAAAGAAATCGGCAGGATCATCAGAAAAAAATACTTGCCACGCTTCGTTTCTTGCTATAAAAGGAAACCATTGTGCTGCTCCAGCTCCGAAATCAGGATTAGATAACTGTGCCTCTGTCAGTCCATCTGGTCCATAATTCACTTCTTGAAACCAAAAATAAACATTCCACGCCACGATGATTTTGCTTTTAGATACAAACCCTCCAGGCATACTATCTACCGGGTAATATCCTAAAATAGTATCTTCTACTCCCCAGTCCGTGGGAAAACCAGCGGTTACTACTGTCCCACCCCCTGCCTGGTGGTTGCTTTTAAAAGTGTTATAGCGGGTCATTCCATCCTCGTCATAAGTGAGATCGTAGTTATAGTTTTCCCCTCGCCAAACGTATTGCCTGGTGCGTCTGTGAATAACCTTTCCCCATTGTTTGTACCCCTCATAAGGTCCAACAGGTGGGAAATGACCAGGAGGAAAAGGCGAATCCCCTGGTGAAGACCAGTCAGTACCTGGGCTAGAAGGAAAAGGAGCGAGAGGTGGAATAAGCGGAGGCAGAGGAGTAGGAACTAATAAACTTGCGGGTGTTCCTGATAGGTGAAAAGTAAATGCTGTTTCGTAAGATTTTTTACTAATCTTTAATTTCTCTTTCATATAATAATTACATCCATTGATAGTGATATTTTAGGCGTGGTTATGATTGCATAATTTTCTCTATCTGGTTTAGTAGAAAAAGACAAACCCCCTTCCAATGAGCAACCAAATAAAATCAAAGGGGATTCCGTATTTAACAGATCGGGGATACTTTCGTTTGTAACAAAAAAACCATTAATAGTTTGAGTCCCTGACATTCTCATTTCTAATTCCGTAAAAGTACCCATCATCAAACTTGTTTCACTTTGGTAGAGGAAAGAAGTAAGTGTACTTGGTGATGAACCTAATGACGCAGGATAAAATGTATCGGTGTTTGTCGTAGCGATTGAGAAAAAGTCAACTTGAGACCCCCAGTAGCCATAAGTGCAAGTACCGTATTCTGCTGTTTCTACGGTAGGAGTGCCACTAAACGCATATATCTTATAATCAGTACAGGTATTAAATACACTATAAAAGACTGTTTCAAATAAGTCTTTTGTAGGGTTTCCATTCGCAAATAATAAATCAGAGTCATTGTTGATGGAGTCAATAAGAGAGTAATTAAGCAAAGCTGTCAACGATCCAAAGAAAACAGGTGTTTTATTCTTCCAACCTTTTTTTGCTTTTTTTATTTTTGCTGTGCATTCAAAAATATTATTGTCTGTTGTCACGGTTATTTCTTTTTCCGTATTATTTATTAACTCAGCATCACTCCCGGATATAACTAGATCATTCTCTAATATTATGTCGTCATCGTTTTTTACTAACGCTATTCTTTCTATCATCGTCCCAAACGATGTAGCTAAGTAGTTAAAAAAATTCTCCGTGAAATAAGTATATGTATTTGGCATTAGTTATAAGCACAAAAAGCCGCTATCAATGTATATCTTAATTCTAACACTTCGACTATTTCCTCTTCTTTTTTCTTAGGTTTCTTAGGTATCTCCAACGGTGGCACAGGCGGACCTTTCATCGGTCCCCTAATATATCCCTCTGACTCTCCGTTTGCCGGTGGAAATCCCATCACCCGACTACCCACAGCCAACGGACCATCGCTTAATACTTTAGCATTAAATATTTTGCCGGTGCTTTTATCCTCAGCTCTCATTTTGCCGGTAACAACGTCAAACCCTTTTACTATTACGTGAGGTTCTTTGTTGTTTTTTGCTTGTTCTCTTGGCTTGGTGAGAGGTGACGTATTACGTCTTAAATTGCTTTGATACCTTGACTCTTGAATAATATTTTTCTCATTCTGAGACATTATCTGTTTGGCATCAGATATGGTTTTAGTTTCTTGATTTAGAGTCTTTTTTATCGTCATACATTTACTTGTCTTAAATCAACACTCAGAGTATATTTGCCTGGCTTATCTGGTATATGTGCAATACTAGCTGATTCTATTGCACAGTCAGCACCTCCACCATTTACTCCATCTGCAACAGGTACTAACCAGGTTCCTTCATCTAACTGAATTGACCTCTGACTCCATGCTAATTGGGCAACTGTATCACATTTTAATCTAGTTGATTCAAAACTACAATTCCATTGCCATACTCCAGGACCGCAATTATCTCTTACCACTGTTGCCCCGGTAGGGATGATCTCAATACTTCTAGATACTAATGGTGACTTATTAGCTGATTGAATTTCTTTACCCGCAAATACTACATTGCCAATAGTAAATGTTAATGCCGATGTATCAGCATCTGGTCTTAATGCTGATAAAGATATTTGTACTTCAAAACCCCTCACTGATACCGTATGGGAAAAACTCATTATTTCTGCTTTCATTCCCACCGGAGCCGATCCAACTTCATCTACTACTAATACGCCCCATCCAGTATATGGTGCAGTGCTTTTACCTATTACTTGGGCGTTATAAACATTTCCTAATGATGTCATTTTGGCAGAATCAAGTATCAAACCTAGCGACCATTGCCACAGATTAGGCTCTCCTTCTGATACCACAGCAGACGAGTCATAGCTTATTACTTCTGATTGATTGAATGTCACACCGCCAATAGAAAAAGTAGGGATATAAAGATATTCAGGACTCTCTATTAGTTCTAATTCAATCTCATACCTGTCACATGACATTGGTTTAGGTGTACAAGTTGCTATTAATACTTTATGAGTCACTGCCTGATTAGACAATTCTGCATTGTCTAATAACGTCACATCAAAAGCACCGGGTAATTCCTTATTAAATCTATCCCTAGTCGCTTCCCTGTATATTTGCTTAATAAAACCCGTGTCTTCACTCTTGGCGATCAAAGACAACGACCAGCGATGCAGTGTTTCACCTTGAATACGAACCGGAATCCCTTTGTATAAATCATTGGCATCAGGCTCAACCATCGCCCTTGACCAGCTAACTATATTCTGATTATTTAGCGTCACGCTCGTGGTCCCGTAGGACAAAGTGAAATCAGGGTAAACCATCTTTTTCCTTGGCTAGATCACCCCACCCGGTCAACTCGAAATAACAATAAATCTCGTCCCGCAATTCGATTTATTCTTTTTCAAGAATAACATTTTTCGCTCTAAAGTTGGACCACGGAATTAAATAAATAATGTCCATATTGAAGTATGGGCCGGCCAGACCCCAAAATACCTGAGATAAATTAGCCAAAAGTCTATTTTCATTCGCCTCTGTGACGATCCGGTATAATCTTTGCTAGGCATGGATTACACGCCTGACAAAAAGTGTATTTTACTAAAACAACCTGAAAAGTAACGAAATGTAACGCCAACGAAAAAGGTTGATCGTAGCCGTCGGTATTTGTTGCGAACGCATATCATTCACGCAGGGAACGAATCGCTAAAAGTCTTTGTGTATATGCCGTGTAGAGATGACAGAATTTGCTTTATAATATTAATAAGAACTTGTAAGGAAAAGAAATAAGAGAACAATCTTTTATGGCCTAATATATTTATTCCCTTAAAAACAAAACCGGCCCACAAAAATATTTTGATAAATGTATTGACAAATCAAAAAAGATTAGTTAATATTTAGATAAGTTGAATCCCTATTAGGGATGTCCTCAAAAGGACAAAACAAAAATAAACTCTATTGGAGAAAAAATAATGAAAGTAGAATTTACAAATAGCCTGAGCAATAACTCTACTACCATTTCTATTCAAAAAGTGGTTGCCACGAACGGACCCGCAGTGCGTTCTTTATGTATCAATTGCGGATATGATCTGAAAGATCAAGCCAAACAATGGGCTAAGAAATATGGTGGCTCATGGCATCCAGTCCTTAAGGTGTGGTATGTACCTCTCGATGGGTCAAAGTCGCAGGCAATAGAAGTGACTAAAGAATTAGAGGAATTTGGATTAATCAATAAATATTGTTATGTTTTTTTTGATAGCCGGGCGGGTGAAAAATATAATGAATCATTGAAAACGTTTTTTAATGAAATATTCCCGCCAGATAAAAGCCCTGAATTAGGGGTGGTGTATGATATTCACAATGTTTATCCCGATGATAAAGAGTATATTTCTGATCCTTTGTATTACATCAAAGAAGTAGGGGAGATCGAGCAACCCCAGGGTTATGTTGATTTCAAGCAGGAAAAACACTTTAGAGTGCTGATAAGTTGTTCTGAGCAAAAGACAAAAGATATGGAGATGGCATGGGGTACTTATTGGAGAGAATTTAAACTAGAAAATGGTGATAAAGTTTGGTGCTTTCCCCACAGCAACCCTAATATCAGATTTGATAATGGAGAACCTTGGCCGGATTATGTATTTGAATCAGACGAGGTAGCCGATCCAAAACCCGAATCAGAAAAAGAGCCTGATTTAAAAGTAAGCCTGATCAAAGATAAAGAAGGTGAAAGAATTGGGATTGCTCTTTCTATTCTGGCAAAAGGAAATCGTTGGGAGTCTGTCAAAACATTTTGTAAAGTGTATGGGAAGTGGGTCCCAGAGAGAAAATACTGGAAGGTCGAATTAAAAAACTTAAGTGAAAAGTCACAAAAAACCTTCAAGAATGAATTAATTGATTTATTTAACGGGGAATTTAATTATCAAGGCAGTAAAAACCTTTTAGGGGATTTCTCTGTTTCCGCTGAGGCTTATTTAGATGAGTTAATTGAAAAATTCAAAGTACAAAATTAAAGATTCATCAAAAAATTCTTATTCTATATCTCTTTAAAAGGGAAATAGTCTCAACATTTATTCCCTTAAAGACAAAGCCGGTCCGCAAAAGAACAAAACAAAAACAACCTCTATTGGAGAAAAGAAATGGCTATCAACAGTTTTATTGAAATCTACGGCCAAATAAAATCTATCAATCCTGATATACAAATAACAGAAAAGAAACTAACTTTTGCCTTTTTCTCTTCTTCTCGCATTTCTAGTTTTGATTTATCTGATTTGGATCAATCTAGACCAGATTTTCCGGCGATAGAGCAAGTAGAGGATTGGTACATCAGGGCAATTACTCCCGCAATTATGCCTGGTGAATATCCGCAATACCTTTAATCTATGAATGATAATCGTGTTAAGTGTCGGAGGTGCAATGGTATTCTCACTTATAAATTTGGAGCTAATACCATGAAATCAGGTGAGGTCATTCCTCGATACTACTGCCGTGATTGTGAAAAAAGTTTTCAGCTTAAAGTCAAAAAATCCAAATGAAAATAATCTCAACATTTAATCCCACTTATCTTGCACTCGAAAGAAAAACAGATAAGTGGTTTATTTTTTCTGATGAATCGTCCCCGTTGATAAAAATATATTCTCCTATACCCTCCCCATCAGGAAAATACTGTTTTTTGATCAACCCGCAATTCACAAGTTCGGGTCATCCTTACCAAGTGAATTTCAAGCTATACCCGGTATCAGATGTAAACAAATCTGCACCCGTGGCCGAACTAAAAAGAGAAATATACAAGAGCAAATTCTCTTTCACCTGCAGCCCCGTTTTGTACTCCTGCTCTATTCCGTTGAGAGATGGGCTTTGGTTGAGCTATTCCTTCTGTCCATAAAAAAGAGGATCGGATTAAAACCCGATCCTCTTTTTGTCACATTATTTTTAATTCCTAAGTTGTACAGGCATAATCAAATAAATTATCTTTTCTCCGGTTAATGGTTTCACCACCACAGGGCTTGTCGCCGTGTTTAGTTGGATTTGTACCTCAGAGCAATTAAGGCTCTTTAATCCCTCTGTTAGGTACTTGATATTAAATGCTATTTCTTTGAGGTCGCCGTCACATTGAACAGCAACCGATTCTTCCCCATTGCCCACTTCCTTGGCATCCACAGATAAAGAAATAGACTGAGAATCATGGTTAATAGAACATTTCAGAATATTATTCCGTTGGTCTGCTAATACTCCGATTCTCTCCGCACTACTCAAGAATGCCTTGCGATCTAGGGTTATTGATCCGGTGAACTTATTGGGAATGAGTTGATTATAAACAGGGTATTGTCCCTCTAGTTTTCGACTGGTTAACTTTTGAGTTCCCATCTCAAAGACGATTTGGCTATCATCAAATCTAATAGCCACTGACTCCAGGGTAGAATTAGCCGACAACATCTTTTCTACTTCTTTTAATGCCCTAGCAGGAATAGTCATCGCAAGATCAGCACCATCCTCAATAGGTGTTTGCACCCGTGTTAGGCGATGGCCGTCTGTACTAGCAAACTCAATTTCATCTGGAGTCACAACGATATGCACACCCGTCAAAACTTGTTTAGTCTCATCGGGTGATGCAGAAAATAAAGTCCCTTTTAATCCTTTTATTAATTCCTTGGCTGGCAACTCAATTTGATCTCCTGTTATCTCAGGTAGTTCAGGAAATTCATCGGCACTTATTCCCCTGATGTTATATTTACCCGATCCAGATTTTATGTGGATCAGGCTTTCATCTTCAGAGTCTAAAGCAAGAGATAAATTCCCTTCCATCCGAGAAATAATATCAATAAACAATTTAGCAGGGACAGTTAACGTCCCTTCTTTTTCTACTACGGCACTAAAAGCAGACTGAATACCCAAACTTAAATCAAAGCCGGTAATGCAGACCATTTGAAGTTCTTTAGATGTTTTTACCAGGACATTCCCTAGAACAGGATGACTAGGCCGGCTAGGGACAGCCTTAATAACTAAAGATAAGCAACCATTTAGGTCTTCTTGCGAACAAGTGAATTTCATTTTGATTCGTCCTTTGTATGGTGTTATTCAAAATGATTTTACCACTTTTATCGCTCCTGCGGTTTATTAAATACTTTCTTCTTTATCAGATAAGAGATGAGAGCTTTGGTCGTCACCTCTTGCATTGTCGTCTTGTCCCTTAGTGCCAAGAACTTCGTGGCCGTATGAATGTCCTCTGGTATGGCTACATTCAACGCTTTAGTCTTTTGTCCTTCTTCCATATAAATCCCTATAAGTATTGAAAACATTAAACAATATTCCTATAAATATAGATACCCACTTAAATAGATTTTAGAAAATAGCAAAATAGGAAACTACAAATGTTGAAAAATATTTTTGTAGTGCTAATCTAATTTCATAGCCGAAGGGATTAAGTGAAAGTAGATAGATTTCACCCACGAACCGAAACCAGAGGTTGATTTTTTAGACTATTTTGATGCCGGTTTCATGCCGGGTTGAGACAAAAGGAGGTGATCGAGTACGGATCAAGCTATTAAGCGTTACGTCCCTTGTCCAAAGGATATTTTGATAGGTTTCATCGCTAGAAATAAAGCTGAAAAACTAATTGGAATATCAGAGAAAACATTAAGACGGTATGACCAGATACTTACTTTATCCATACCGGCTTATGCCGAGGCAAGAGGGGGAGCCAGACAACCAATTACAGAATATCAATTGTGGTGCTTAAAGAAGCTAAAACAATTATATAGCAAGGGTTTGAGGGGTTCCAGGGTTTATGACTATCTTTCCAAGAATAAACATTTATTAACAATAGAGGTATTTCAAAGTGAAAATAACAGATTTGGGTAAACAGATCGGCAAGTCTAACACCGATACAAAACAGATATTACAAGCATTAAACATCCCTTTTCAGGGTGAAAATGTTGACGATAACTTAGCTGAACAAGTGATAAACAAAATCAACGAGGCTAAGGAATCCGTAGCTTTACCACCCCAACAAAAACCAGAGGCTAAACAAGAGAAAAGCCAGCCAGCAGGATTAGAGCAAACCATCGCTGCTTCTGGGATGCAATCCACTCAGGCGATAAACAATTTATTTGATTCCGTTGAGAATGATGCAGAATCCTTGGCACACCTAGCGTCTGCTAAATTCGTCTCAAAGTTCGCTAAGACAATGGCTCAAGATCAAGTTGATTTTACATCACTTTATGTAAGAGGTATAGCTCATCGGTTGACTGAGATTCAAAACCAGGTCAACAGCCAAATCCAGGCAACTGAAAATTTTATCCAGGACCTCCCGCAGATCACCCCTGTAGGAGCGATTGCCAGCCTATTACCATCCATCAAATAGAAACCATAGATGCTTTGTTAGATGAAATAGCAAAGCATCTACTCCCACCACAAAATGAATTAATAGAAGAGGAAATTGAAATGATTGACTATATTTTTGGACGATTAAAAGAAGTAGCAAAAGCGGTGAATATCATCCGTTTATCTGTCCCTACAGCAGAAGAAGTATTCCAAAATAACTATAAATGTGAGGTGATTATGCCATGCTTATTTTAGCTCTTTTAATACTATTGAATCCTCCTGTACCCGAATCGCCTAAACCGGGGGAAGATAGAAGATTGCACGATGCACATATAACGGCAGTGAGGGTTGTGCAAAATGACATCAGAACATAGTGCGTTGCCTGGTAAAGCCGTAAAAGTTGTTTTCGGTAAGAAGTCTAAGGTTATTCTGTTATGCGGGTTTATTGGTTTAAATGTATTAGTATTTGGTTTATTTTATTTATTTAAAAATCCCTCTACTAATAATAAGTTTTTAAATAATGTACCTGGAGAGATAGAAAAACCAGATGTTAGTGCTAGTCCTGTACCGGAAGAATCACCCGAACCTGTACCAGAAGAAACAGATAAAGTAGCAGCCACAATAACTCTATTAAACGAGGAATTAGATAAACAGATTACTTATGCCGTCCTATCAAGAAGAAATTTCTTATTAGGTAAAGCGATGAACTCAGTATCATCCAAAGGAAAAACGTTGCAATACTGGTTAAACCAGGACCTAGCAACGATGAGAGAAAAAATGAAACAAGAGTTATTGTCTAGGTCGAAAAACTCTGTGTCAGGACTAGGAGGCGAATATACGGGTAAAGCTGAAGACGCTGAGAAAGCAAGAGCTTTGGTTATAGATTTAAAAGCAGTTGTATTGGCATTAGAGTTTATCCGTGATACGCCATCAGAATATATTTCACCTGAAGTATTAGTATCTAGGGTGTCGGTCGGTAAATTGCTTGATCAATCAGCCAATTTAGACGTTGAACTAAAGATGGAAACCCAAAGACAATTATGGGAATCTATCGAAAAAAATCGGTTACAGGTCGAGACCGAGCAAAACCTAAAAGATGACACAAAAGAAGCAATTAAGGAATTAGGGACAGATGGAGATACCAGTAAAGAAACTACTAAATAATATTGGATCGGTGTCTGCTATCACGTTGGGTTTAGGTTGCCAACTGTTACCATCAGTTGATTTTGTCGAAGTTGGAAAAAAGTTTATTAAGCCTGACTTTTCCAATGGACAACTAGGGTATAACCTAAGCATTCAGAGAGGTTTCCCTTATAGAGGATTCCAGACATTAGGTTTGGTTTTAGGTTTGGTTAATGTTGGAGTATTGTTATCTCCACTCATAGAAAAAGCCTATAAAGAAGAAAAGGAACCCGACGAGCCAAAAGAATTATTACCCGATGAATTACCCTCTGAATCAACTGAAGATGAAGCCGGTGCAGTCTTCGCCCCTAGAAAATTAAAAGTCACATCTAGGAGTGAAAAACTAAGAGCCACCGATAAAGATATTTTGGAGTGGTTAGAAACGCCCCATCAGTCGGTAGCAGGCAATTCTGGTTGTGGTAAAACTACCGTGATGCAATTTGTCATCTCTCTTTGGCTAGACCAGAATCCTAATGGTGAGTTGATTATTTTAGACTCAAATATTGGTAAGCCTGATTCAAGTGGAAAACCTAACAACTGGAAAGGACTAGCTAAGAATTATGGGAAGGCAAGTTTATCTGACATCGCCGAGTCAATGGATGCGATCCATGACGAACTAAAGAAACGATTACAAATCTGTCGTGATGCCGTAAAAAACGAAGTAGATTACCTAGAATTTAATCCCATGTTAATTGTGATTGATGAGTTTAACAGTCTTCAGTCTGATCTACAAGAGGAGCTTAAATACAATATCGTCCCCAAAGTGCAGTTATTGCTCCAGCAGGGACGGGCGTTAAAGATGAAAGTGGTATTAGGAATGCAATCTTATGATTTCAAAACATCCAACTTACCTATGGCATCCAACGCTCAAACTTCCAAGTTGTGGTTAGGTTACAAAGACTTACCCAATAGCAGACAATTTGGCTACTTAGACATAACAGATCGGGATGAAGTTAAAAACGACTTTATTAACCTAATCAAAGACAAACAAAGGGCCGGGTTAATTCAGATTAACGGAGCCAACCGGGCGATCAATATGCCTGATTTATCTTCACAGATAAATATTCAGGTTGATGACGCAGAAGTTTGGTGGCAAGAGTGGTCAATCGAACACTGGCAATTATTGGAGCGGGCTAAAACTGAAAACATCAGTGCATCCGAGATTGCCGAGAGTGTAACCCCTAAAGTCCGCAGGGGAACACCAAGATTCAAAAAAATTCAAAGTTATCTAAATCAAATTAGTGCGGTATAAAAATGAGAAGTTTTGATTGGGGAAACCCTATGCACTGGGCAATCTTTTTCTTTTGTTGTACTATTTACAATATCTTTTCCGGTCCTATTAATAAGGCTTTAGCCGGCGTAGGGATCACATTTAAAGCATTTGGAGAGGTCCCTTTAATTGCTGTGAGTGGAGGTAGTCGTCTAGTCGCTCCTGAATTAGGTCGTTATTCTGTTCCTGGTAACGTCGGGGGTCCTTTACCAGAAGCAATAGCATTAGATGAATTAAATCCAGGAAACGAATGATCCGATCAGGATTCCAAATGTTGGGGGCGTTGACAGCGCTAGCAATAGTTTTAATGCTTCACCCCCAATTAGGACCTCGGTTGCCGTTTTTAAAGTTCCTACCAAAGGTTACTATCGCCCCCCCGGAAGTAATCCAAACCAAAGAACAGGCAACACCTAAAGAGGATAAAGAAAAAGTAACACCTCCGGTTCAGGTAACACCAACCCCACAACCTTCACCGAGTGTTAGTCCTTCGCCTAAAAATAGAAAGTGGGGCATTCAATATAAATTCAACATTGGAGAACAAAACGAATGAATAACGATAACTACCAAAAAGAACTAATAAACAAGGCTAAAGAGATAATAAACATCCTAAAAAGGAAGCAAGAACAAGACGATAACACTCTGAATATAACAGGCGATTTCAGAGGGAATATAGTGAGAGGAGGTCACGTTTCAGGCTCTGTAACATCAAATATTTCTAATAAAAACATAGGAGAATAAACCAAATGAAAACCATCTTAGGCAAATATTCTTACGCAGTTTGTTCTGACGAGAAACAGAATACATGGCCTCTCTACCATAATACAGGAGAGTTTTTTGGTCATATTTCCAATCCTCAGAACGAGGCAGAAGTAAAGAGGGCCGTGGCATTTTGCGACAAAGGTTCGATAAAAAACCCAGAGAATAAACCAAATGAATAACATCCAAAAAGACCTAGCAAAGAAAGTAAAAGCATCCGGTATCACCAACAACCCGGAACCAATAGGAAATAACGGATTAAAGTGCGGCGACTTATCTATCCATTTCGAGGTATCACCGACTAATCCTAAAAAGGTGAAATTAATTTTACCCGGTGGTTGGCAGAATCGGAATAATGCCAGAAATATCAAAGCATTATTGGAGCGATATGCAACAGCTCAACGATGACCGATATGAATTCATACTAGAATGCCTTATCGGATTATCTTGTCTGTTCTTGGCTGGGCAGTTGTGGGGAAATAAAGGAATGGTATTAGGTGACGCTAACCAATCTCAATCCACAACCGCCAGCCAAGTTGGCGAGACACAACAAACAACTGTCTCCAGCAAGATAAACCCCGCAATATTAGTATCGGCGATGCAAAAGAAAGGTTTTCAAATTAGGACCGGACCAGGTGAATTAAATGTAGTTTACGTTTTTAATCCTAACTTTGAATCAACTATCAACGAATGGAGCGACCGCCGATTACTTCTTACTTATAAAAATAATCAGCCGGTAATAGTGCATGATTCGCCTGCTACAATCAAAGGTGGGAAGCCCTCTTGGAATAATCCACCTAATCCTAAAGGATACCCCGTCGTGAATCCTGGTCAATACTTAAACTCATGGGCTGTAGGTTATCACAAAGGCAGGAGGGCTTTGCAACAAGTAGGCAGTATTCCGGTGATGAGAACAAAAGACCAGGGTAGAAGTTGGCATCCTGATTATGGATTGTTTGGCATGAATCAACATCGGGGGGCTGGCACAACGGTAAGGAACTGGTCTGAAGGTTGCCTAGTGAGTCAATCAGGACATGAACAATTTATGGCAACGATCTACACCGATCCAGCGTACAGGCAAGATAGAAGTTTCAGATTTCCTACCACGATTATTTCAATTAAAGATTTAGGCAGGTAATCTATGAAAAAATTAATCAATAATGATCGGACTGAGTTTAAGTTAGAACTTCTTATCGGAGTATCGTGTCTGGTATTAGTTGGTCAGTTGTGGGGAAATGCAAGTTTGATATTAGGTGACACTAACCAATCTCAGCCATCAACTACTAACCAAGCCAAAAGAACCAACGAAAAAGCAATATTACCTTTGGCAAAAATGGAATTGCCTGGACGTGAATCTACTAGTTATGGATGGAGAATAAACTCAGTTACTGGTAAAAAACAATTCCACGACGGACATGACATAAGTGCAGCCGAAGGTACACCAATTTTATCTATCTTTTCTGGAGTAGTAAAAACCACAGGATTTATTAGTGCTTGTGGTAATACGGTCGAGGTTCATTCAGGGAAGTACTTAGTGCAATATTGTCACATTATGCCAGGCGGTATTTTGGTGAAGGAAGGGCAAAAAGTAAGGCAAGGTGAGGTGATAGCCAAGGTAGGAACGACAGGGCGAAGCACGGGACCTCATTTACACATAGGAATTAAAGTTAATGGACAGAATGTTAATCCACTGACAGTTTTACCGGGATGGTATTAATTATGAAAAAAGAATTTTGCGGACTAGAATTTATCTTAATAGCTTTACAATTTATTATTTTTTACTCTATATTCAGCTCTGTAACCCCAGGTGAAACAAAGGATGTTAGCCATAATAAAGCGGTCGCTGTTGCTTCTACTACCTCTGTTGACGCAAGCAAAACGGGTATTAATGATCCAGACTTTAACCGAGCTATGCCACATATCATCAAGTGGGAAGGTGACGATAAATGTTCTAACGATCCTCATGACCGGGGTGGCAGAACATACATGGGGATTACGATTGGTAGAGCTAGGGAATACGGATACAAGGACCCATGTACTATGTCGAAGAAAAAGGTTTATGAAATATACTATAAGTCTTACTGGTTGAGAGTCCCGAAGGATTTAGGTGGTCCGGAAAAACTGGCATACTTCAACATGATTATCAATGGTACTTCTGCTAGATGCTTGAAACGACCTGATGCGATGAGTATGCTAAATTGCCAGCAAACTTTTTATACCAACGCTCCTACTGCATGGAAACATTTAAGGGGATGGACATATAGGAATAATTATATGAAACAGGTTGTCAGTAACTGGCAGAAATAAAAAGAACCCTCTGATACAAATCAGAGGGTTCTTTTTTAGGGGATTATTTAGTATTCATTGTCAAAGAAATCGGTGAATATCTCCAATCCAGACAACAGCGATTCCATCTCATCGGAGTCAGATTTAGTTCTCTTTAGAAAAGACTCCACATCCGTCAAATAGAATAGTGAAGTACAGTCGTTATCACAAGGCATCAATTGATCTATCTGCGTTTTATCCGTGATTTCGTACAGATGCAACTCAAACGATTTATTAAAATCCGTGAACCTAACCTCACTATAACGGGACCGATAGAAAACTAACTTATCCCGCCCGATCAAGGACTCAATCACCTCTGCTAATTCAGAGGCTTTTTTGCCTAATTCATCACACCCGAAATAAAATCTTTGGGGTGATGGAGCGACTAAACTAAACATATTTAAATCCTCATCCCTGTTTGACTAGGGATGCAACGCTTTTCCCCTCTGTCGTCACAACCAAAGCTAAACATGGCCTTGCCCCGCTTTATATAAAGGCATACGATGATTGCCGTTACATACCTTAAGAGCGAGACACTCATTAAATATTTTTTTGAGATAAGCATCCGACTCTGACCAAAGAGCTAATAATGCCAATGGTTTTCGTCCTACGATTGTCACCTTCTGCCCATGGGTGCGGGCAATGATCAATGCTACCGTCTGGCAGTCCAAACCAGATAATAACTCATCAAACTTTTCGCAGTCCCGTTGAACTGATTCCAGTTTACTTAAAACTTCTGTTGTCATATGTTGTCCTTTGTAAAATGTTACAAGAGTTATTATAACACCTAACAAGTAAATAAAATATAGAGTCAGTCATTTTAATGTCAAAAATGTGGTCCAAATAAAGATTGGTGGTAGGATAAAAATAAACATACAAAGGACACTATGCAGGTAATGACTAAGCGAAGGACTAAAAAGGAAAGTGATGATTTATTCCAGAGAATATATCTGGACAAAAAAGCGGGTAAATTAACTTTTTTCACGACGAAGGCTTTGGCTGAGAAATATGGTGTAACTCAAGTCACTATGAAAGATTGGCTAGAGAAAATGGATGAAGGATTAGATAGATGTGGAAATAAAATATATGTGTCCAAAAAAGGTATTAGGTATCAACGGGCTGAAAAGTCCTTTGGGGTTACTCAGTTATCTCAGTTTGATGTCCCGTCTGATTGGGTGTCGGCTTGCGTTGCCACGTATAAATATTTAGATGGCCGTCCATCTATTAAGGATAGGTATAATAAATTATCAGCAGGGGCAAAGGTTGTTTTGTGGAAATTAATTGATTCAGAGATAGAAAAATTGGACGTTGATACTTTTGATTATCCTATTTGCTCCATCCCTGGAGAGATTGCATCCGCATCTATCAGGATTAAAATCAGTCCAGGTTCAGAGGCGAAGTGGCGAAACCTTGGAGTGAAAGGGGTTAACTCTAAGTCTCGATGGGTATTAAATAATGTAATTGACCCGTTTCTTAATTTGTTTGATTGATCGGCCTAATGTGTTATCATCGAAATAATGCCATCGCTTCAAAGTCCTTTGTATGTGTGTGCAGAAGTCAAAACCCGGTAGATTTATTTCTACCGGGTTTTGATGTTTAGGGATTTATTTGGTGGTTAGAAAGGCGGTTCGTTCTCCTCTGGCCATCCATCGGCTACAGATGGGATAGAGGGGAATGGATTTTCTTCTACTGGTGTTGGCACTATTTCCTCTACTGGAGCAACACGGTCTTTGCGTGGTAAAGAAAAATCTTTGTATTGATTCCACCATTCTTTGATGAGTTGACCCGCTTCTGACTCCATATTGACGATGGCATCCTCTAAGCTAACTCCATGTAAAAGCATATTTCTATTCCACTTCTTACGACTTATTTCTAAATCAACCCCTACATTATCAACCGTAGGAAAATCAATCTCTACTGGTACACAGAAGGGAGATTCTGCTGGTTTATTTCGTGTGAAACCAATCTTAATACCAACCTTAGCAAAAGCCAAAGCATAAGGTGATAGCGTCCCTCCAGTCGCTTGTTTTCCTGCCATCTTTAATCTGGCAAAGTAAACCTTAGAAAGTTGTTTATATAACTCAGTCGTTTCGGCATAAAGACTACCAGCAAACGCACCCTTGGCTGTGTACTGGATCGGAGTGGTGTGCAAGGGTTGACCGTCTGCTCCCAAGAATAAAATCAAATAGCGTGTAACTATTTTATAAAGTTTGTTGCCGTCAGCAACCGCCGATCTTAAGTGATCGGTCTCAGCACCGTTTTCCCATGCAAGCCCTACGAATTGAAACCGATCCTCTGGAGTAGGTCTGAATTGAACTTCCCTCTGAGACTTGTGGACGATTACAAACTTAGGATTGGCACAGATAAATCCTACTTCTGTTCCATCTCCCAAAGATGCCTCAAATGCTTCCCACGAATCATCCGGCTCGAACCCGGCTTTTTCGGCCTCTGATGCTTTGATGAAAAAGCCTATTTTTGCGTCGTCTTTTTTTGCCCATTTCTCTAATTCGGCGGGCTTTAGGTTTGGCGGAGAAATAACCTGACAATAAGGTATCTCTGTTGAGGCGGTCGTGTGAGAAACAAACTGGTCTAATAATGCTGTGTTCATAATGTTCCTTATTCGTGCTTATTGGTACTAATTTAATTCTCTTTCGAGAACATAAAAACATAGTAACACCTCAC